TATACTCCTTAGTCGTGACTTTCTTTAACATACCCTTATACTTTTAACGGGCGTTTTTTCTACGATGAAAATCGGCCCAATTTAACATTTTGTTTTTAATCACTATTTATAAATAATATTCATTTAAAATCATCCCATCAAGTAGGTGTTAAAAAGCCACCATTATTTCCCCAGGCATATGTATCTGAAATCATAAATGAAAAGCTACCGTCGTTAACTGATGAGTCATCAGATACCCATACATCAAAATATTCATATGACTGCTCTTTTAAGGTAGCTTTTGTAGGACTATTAGGACCGTCCGATACAGCACCTATGCCGGTTAGCATCACGATGTATTTATAGTGGTCCATTTTCCAGGACGATGGTATCTTTATGCGATAGTGTCCTTCTGCAACCCTTGAGACTGAAAGACTGGATCCATCATATGTAGTCGCCACAATGGTAGCTCCTGTGGATGTTCCTGTAACATACCCCTGTGCCAAAACACACGGAAATAAATCAATAGAACCATTGTACGGTGCATTCAGAATCATCCACATCTTATCAGCATCGGCAGTTCCAATCTTAACAACTTTCAACTGGACTTCCGTGTTACTACGCATTCTAAACTCTGTTAGCCCATGTGGCAGGAATTCACCATCAGGATAGATCTTGATGGTCGGACTTGGCGCGAGTCTCCCAGGCATCACATAATAATACAGATTGAGTTCAGTTCCAGCATCCATATCCACAGCTCTTGGCAGTGACAATGTATGTGACTGCGTAGAAACTCCAAGGCATGTAATATATCCATTCATTCTTCCACGTACCTTAATAACTGTTTCCACATCAGGTTCCAAGGGGATGTTTAAATAAGGAGTATAAATACTTCCTCTGGCATCAAGGCTCTTGCAGTATACTTTTCCAGTCAGAAAATCGAGCATTAGATTGGGACGGAATGCATTGGCTGAATTCATCGGATCGTTCGGATTAAAATCCTTGTATCCACCTTCCGTTTCTACAGCAGAGCCTGAAGCATCCTCTCCGTATTGTGAGAATTGATACTGTCCATAGAATACAGCACTTGCAAGCTTAGCAAAATTGGCCATCAAGATTTCCACATAAATAGCCTTATAGCCTTCAAATGGTATCCAAGTGGCTTTAGTTCCATTGACAGCATAATCCTTTTGAGGATTATTGATGTTTGATGGAACACCTTGACCGACCCAAGTTGTGACCTGGTTCATCACATAATAGATACCATTGTATAGTACATAAGGAGCGAGCATATCCGTACAAACATAAGATGTATGTAGGTCATATTCACCTGCCGGGTATGGCAACATACCTCGTTTCCCCTGCTGAAGGAATTTAACTTCTCCTGTTTTTGTTGCTAATGTCATATTATCAATCTTTAGTTGTTATTGTCCATGCCACGTTGCCACCTGCCTGCTGACACATTTCATAAGTACAGGTACCGGAGGCGGAAGGAGTATTAGCCGTAGAGGGATTAAGTATCACGCCGGCACTGTCCATGAAAACAAAATAGAATGTCATATCCTTGGCCTTCGTTGTCTCTCCACGTTTGACAAGAATAGGCCTGTAGACTACCGTATCTCCTGCCTTGCTGATGGTCTCATCTTCCGGTGTCGGATTGGTTATGATGTCATAGGGATCAGACAAATCGATTACCGTCTGAGTATCCAAACCAATAAGAGTAGAATCCTGATATACCTCTACCTTGAATATGCCGGTAGTATCCACCATGCTGTCCGTTACCGTCAGGTTCTTTCCGGTTTGTCCGCTGATCAGGTTCCATGCATTGTTGATCATCCTGTACCATTTGTATGATAAACCGGCTGTCAGTTCCGAAGCTCCCAAACGGGCAACGGCTGACAATATAACACTGCCTCTCTTCTCCCGGATGGCGAAGTACTTGTCATCGCCGGCCATGATGGTCACCACTTTCTGATTTCCGACTCCCTTTGTTATCGGGATAGGATAAACCCATTGTATTTCATCCGAAACATTACCGACTGTCACCGTTGCCACTCCTTTGATCGTACAGCTTGCGCCAGCAGAAGCCTTCACAAGGTTCTTTACTACCTGAAGGCCGTAATAGTTTGTGGTACCGGCAGCATACGGCACAAACTTGAAATGTCCGGTTTCACCTCCGAAGGTATTTGTCGACACATTGGACGTGAAATTAATAAGCACATCGTTGAAATACCACTTAATGGAAGATGGCACAACAATTCCTTCAGCTACACGGGAGGAAGTCAGCAGGAAAGACAATGTAGGTTTCAATGTCGTAAAATCCGGCGCTATGTTTGTAGGAGCGGATGAATCACCGTCATATTCCTGGTATAAGTCACCTTTATCGCACAGGATTGCCGCCATATATACACCGGACTTCTGCGAAAAGGTCACCTGTCCGACTTTACTCGCTATGCTCATTGGTTACCTCCCCTTCTGTATTATCAGATTCCTCAGGATCTTCTACTTTATATTTATCCGGCGTGCTAACCTCAGTGGGATTGTCTGTTCCGTCGATCTCTGCCTTCGCTTGCTGCGGAGTAAGACAGACACCGCCTACTTCCACAGCACGATCGAACACGGTATCACCGGGAAAGCCCGCTACGTCAGCCTGCCATAACAGCACATTGCCATCTGCTGTTTTATTACGGATAGCAGTCAGATCGAGCGCATCCGCCACCTCTTTGGTTACTTTGATATAAAATGCCATAATCAAGTATTTTAAAATTAAACAATTCTTTTCCTTGCAACGATAAACTTGTTATCGCTGTTTACGATATACTTTCCGTCAGACGTTACCAGAGCAGCATAGGGGCCTCTGTCTATTACTGTCAGATCGAGCATCATCCCGTCAGTGAAAGGGATACTCGGATTGAAGCCGGTTGCCACCAACGTGTACGAAGAAGCCCCCGCCGCTTTGGTTCTCCATTCACAATCCAGTACCTCGGAAGGGTTAGGGATATCACCTATCGTATCTCGAATTATAGGCTTTGGATATATTACCGTCGTGCCATCGGCCACCTGTTGCGGTACACCTTTCCAGTCGACTTCAATTGAAGGTATCCGGCGGCGGATAGTAGTAGATACATAGCCAATACCATCATCAGGTGTAGAAGCCGGAGTGCCATCCTTGGAATAAGAGGCTTTACAGACATATATCTGATCCTCACCTATATAATTCCGGTCGAAAGTAAATACATTCTTATTGAGCGACACAAACTCCCAGTCGTTATCACCGTTACCGTCAACTATCTGTTCAAGCGATCCATTTTCAAGCTTCCGGTAAAAGAAGAACCTGCATTTATTCGTAGCGGTCACATCCGTATCTCCTACAATCAGCTTAGCGGTGATCGTTTGCTGTACAGTGTCACGCAGAGGATTCCAGTCCAAACCTGAAGGTGAGTCTATCATCAGTTTAGGAGTCGGTTCACTGCCATCCACCGAACGGATTAACCGGGTAAAATTGTACACGTATGTTTGCCCGCTACGTTTACTGTCTACATACTCGGCATAAAATTCAAGTGTGACGGGATTGATCGTCGAGACATTTTTCTTCATCTGAATCTTTCCCTTTTCCGATCCTGAATCTGTAATTACATAATTGGTATTAGATGATGTGATCAATGTTCGAATACCGCCTATACGTTCATACCATTTCATGTTCGTCAATGAAGCATTGACTGTACCAAGCTTGGCAACTGCATCCGGATCGGTGGCGTTACAACGTGGAAAGAGCGTCAGGGGAGTAAGCGTATAGTCCGGGGTGTATTCATTCTTATCAGCCTGATACACCTGCATATCCGGTACGCTGCCTACAACTTCGATGTCTCCACTTATCTGAAGAGGGCGATAGTTGATCGTTATTTTGCGCTGTTTACTCTGCATAATCAGGTATGAGATATAATTCTTACAACTTTGCGGCCTGTTTTTTTCTCAACCGCTTTTTTTAATGCTTCTTCGCCATAGAATTTCTCTACGTGAACTATAGTCATCGAACGCATAGGGAAAACTCCCAATAGCCTATATGAGTATTCCACTACATGCGGATAAAAAAGGCATCCAATTTTTTCCATAATCTTACAATTTAAAAAGGTACATAATCTGTTGTCTCATGATTATTCTGTCCGTCACGCAACAGCACTCTTGCTATAAACTTGCATCCGGTCATATTCATATAGTCGGGACCAAGGTCATTCATGGTCAGTGCCAACGACTTGCCCGCTTCGGCATGTGCGACCGCCCAGGCATTATCTTCCGTTATGTTACCCGTATCACGTGTCCATTCAATATCCGTATCAAGGATGTGAGACGTCACATCCTGATTGTACAGCTTACCGGTAATCTTAAGGGTAGTCTCAAACTTATCCGCGTCAAAGTACCAGCCATTACTGCTATCAATGTCAATAGTAAAGTCCGGATTTCCTTCGATCATAGCCCATCCTGTAGATGCATACTGTGGTTCTTCGGTAGTACCCGTTACCAGACACATCCATTTGCAACCGTAGTGATATACTGCATCGTACACCTCCTGAGTAGATTGATAAGGATTGCTCACCGATTCTTCTGCGCTCCACTTGCCACGGTTGTTTTCAACCCGTACAGGTATTCCCTCATAGTCAATACGGTGAATGTCTTGAACAGCAATACCACGGCAATATACGTAGGTGTGCAGGTAGTTGATTGGCAGATTGTCAAACAGTGACAAATGCTTCAGACGCCCTATGATGATGGAGTAGTTGCTTTCTTCCAATATAGGCTTTATGACACCGTCTAACATACAGATGCACTTCTCTCGGCTGGATAGATACCAGTATCCCTGACGCTCTGCATTTACCGGATTACCACGATGAGACAATATCATTAATGGTTCTGGAGGATAGTTCTTACCACCGGGAACCTCACTATCCGGATACATAACAGCATTGATGGCATTGGCAGATGTATCTACGTGCAAGACACGCAACCAAGATGTGTAATAATTGCCACCACCTGATGCCAAGTCGTTGACAATGCCGTAAACCACATCATTCTCTGCTAATGCCGTGAAATCATTCTCCCAACGTTTACGCAGTGGTAAACGGTAAGTACCGTCTTCCAGAAGTTCCACGCTTTCAATCGTGCCGGATTCGGAAAATGAGTAATCAGATTCCATAGCTGAAAACCGATTGAAGATAAGCTCTAAAACGGTCAGCGATGACCGCAACTCCATGCGGTCAGCCTGTATTCGTCCATTTTCAGCAATTATGCCCTTGCCCGTTAATAATGAATCAATGATGCTTTCGCCTACCGTTAATTTACTCAAAGCCTTAATAGGCCCTTTTACTATGATGTCTTTCAAGAAAGTGATTATACCTTCTGCATAATCATCATTCTTTTTGCTGATAAACTTATCTCCTAAGCCCTCATTATTTGCCTTAATTGCCTTATCAATCTCGGCAAGTATTCTCAATGCTGAAAAGGTATTCCTATCGGTAGGAACAACAGTGTCATTGAGCTTTATCAAATAAACATACCCCTCCCCGCCTCCCCCAGTTTCACCACCTTCTTCTTCACCACCTTCAGGGAAATCAACATCTATATTGTCAACCATACCCTGTAAAGACACCTTGAAAATATAGCTCTTCAATGACACAATTTCCTTAGTCATTTCCGGCACACTATTACCCTTACGAACAAATCGCACGCCATTGAAATACACATTAGAGCAACATAGTATCCGGTTCAGGTGCTCCGCAAACCAGACAGGACACCCCTCAGCATTACCAAGAGTAAACTTCTTCTGCGTACTCTCTACTGCAAAAAGTTCAACGATATTTCCATTAGAAATTTCAAACTGCTCATTGTTGACGGCAAATGTCCAATCATCATCTTTGAAGCCGCCAGGTGCACGGAATTCAAAATAGAACTGCTCTTCACCGTTCCAGAATATGCAATCATTCCTCTGCTTATTACTACGCATAGAGTAGCGAATGAGAGTAGTCTTATCCAACTCGTGCTCATCATCCGTCACCTTGAAGATATTACATTCTTGATCGCCTATAGAAATTGAATAATAACCAGGTACCAGCCCAGTGATCGTTGAATGAAAGACCGTAGAACCATCTTTCAAAGAAAAGGATTGGAACTCGATTTCCCAGCTGGTACCATTAACATGATTCTTCAGTAAACCATTCATCTTATACTCAGTAGTGGTAATAACCTCTATGAATATGTTATCGGTAGGTGCAAACAACTGTATGTACCTACTCTCAGCCCCGAATTTATCAGAGGATGGACTAAAGAAAAGTGGAGTAAATGGTGATATCTTTATCATAACTAACCAATACTTTTAATTTGCAGATTATAATCAACCCCCTCATAGTGCCCAATCTTATATTTCAGCTCGTTTATGAAGCAAGTATATAATAGGTTATTCCTTTCAACCTCAACAAGAGCATTTACATCTGACGGTATTTCACCATCGGCTGTACTAATACTCAGAGTGCTCACGGTAAACAGAGGATCTGTTAGTTCTATATCAGTGTTCTCAGCAACATCATTAATCCGGATATCACTGTTACCCGATGAAGAAGCAAAGCGTAATGACTTGACAAATGAACCGATGTATTCCTTATTAGCATCGATGATAGAACGAGGTGAGAACATGGCATTGAACATGGTTGATGATGAAATTATTCCAGATACTTTATACCCTTCTCGTAAAAGCTCATAAGATTCAGCGTTTTCTTTCAAATGAGCCCCGACAAAGAAAGTATCATTGTCACTCTCATTATCAGTTGTATCTTTACCACGCTTGCTTACCAAAAATTCTATTCCGTAAGGATCTGCCCGAAGAGGGCTTATCAATTCAAGGGCCTTATCCGTAATGGTTATCCCAGTGTCATACTCGTTCGTAAAATGGAACTCATCACGTCCGTTGATGCTGTCATAGTCTTGTTTATCGTAACCGACTCTCAGTAAAGAGTAAATAAGTGATGAGTTCACTTTTACCTTAAAATCCATTCCAGTATAGCTTATTCGCTTTTGTACTTCAGAATGAAACAAAGAAGTGCGCTTCTTAAAAACGACTTTATTTTCAGCAATATCCGGTACATAGCCGTAGACAACCTCCATCCAATCAGAGAAATTCTTGAATGAAGTATATATTTTAGCCCCGTCCAATCCTCTGGCGCTCTCTGCCGCCATTATCACAGTGGAGGCCAGCCGAGTATCATCCTGATATTCTATTTCGCCTACATAGCCCTCATTTTCTTCATTTATGCTCTTCAATAAGCGGTTAAGAAGCACATCAGGCTTTATGACATCAATACGTTCTGATTGCATTTTTGCCATGTAATAGACAGACATCTTAAAATTCTCAATCTTGATTCTTACCCCGGCTTCAGTATTGAGGTAGATTCTATAAACCATACCTATTTTCCCAGATTCATTCTTTGCCGGATCTACCAAGACAAGCCCTTTTTCATTATAATGATACACGCTTCCAGCTTTAAGACCACTTGTATGTGAACCATTAACAGAACCCACTGAAGGTACTCCACCAACCATTTTTTGATATTCAACTTGAAACGATCCAGTACCTGATGAAATGGTTATATCACAACTCAAATCCATGTATAAGCCGTGTGGAGGTAAAGCAAGCAATTTCATGAAAACTCCTTTGGTATTGCCATAATAGGCACCATCCGATTCATGGTATGGTGTTATAAAATCACCGACATACACTTCAGGATTAGTATCTACAACATAGACATCAATATTCGTATTAGCCTGAGACGTACCAGAAGGATATATATATTCATCGTTATCAATGTCGAAGTTAAATGTATTCAGCATCAACAAACGATCATAATTGAGAGCCTTTTCTTCCTTTAATTCACTTACAAGGTATTCGTACTGAGTGCTCTTCTTTGCCTTAATCTTAGCAGCAAGAGTACTATCTATTGCATTGATATATACAATGCTATCATCATATTCTAATGAGCCGAAATCCAGATAACTACCGAAGAGATACTTCTTGCTCCTATCGTTATCAATAGTGTATATCTCTATCTGAGCATTAGCGTTCAAATAGTTGGTGCGGTATTCATTAAGTAAAAGGTTATATGCTTTCCCGACAAACTCAAACTTTGAACTGAATGAACGGATAATCCCACTGAAATCATTTCGTTTCAGCGAGATATTAATCTCATCCCAATTACTAATGCAATCCTCATTAATAATATGAGCTGTACCATTGATGATTAAAATATATCTGTTCATACATTTTCCTTTGCAGCGAATATATAGAAAATGCTAACCGGCACACAGGTTAGCATTTATCTTGACATTATATAATTGCAGCAAAAACAACACAATCATATTATAATCAACACATTACAACAGGCACAAATTAAGGGGTGAATTTACTCAGCCCAGCTCACGCCTCAATATTTCTCTGCCAAAAGAGATACGGCTACGTACTGTAGTAGCAGGAATATTAAGTAACCGACTTATCTCATCATAGGAATAACCCTTAGCATATAATAAGACACACTCTATACAGCATGATTTAAACGCACATTGCCGAATTACCGATAAGATTTCATGGAATAAAGCCCTTTCTGATGCTAAGCGTAGAGACACAACTTGACAAACATCATCATAGTCAACAAAGCGAATGATGGACTTTCGGTTATAGCTGGTTATATAAGTATTTTGCATAATCACTTCGCACCAGGGTTTCAATGGTCTGCCACTCTCGAACTTGTCTTTGTTCAGCAAGGCTTTATAAACTGTATCATTTGCAAGATCCTCGGCATCTTGTGTAGACCAACAATACTTTCTTGCAACCTTTACGATCCAGGGATAGATCAAAGCAATTTCCTTCTCAAAGTCCATATTCATTCCTCCTCACAATGCGCATGGTAACTTCACCAGCCATGCTTTGTTCTACAAATTCTCGCTGTCTGACACTCTGCTCGTATAAATCATTGGCAGACTGCTCCAAAGACTCTATGAGTCTATCAACAGAAGGTTTGGAGGAAACAAGGTCCTTTACTTCGGACAAATCAAGAATTATCCGATTACATTTACTCTCAATAGAGTTTAGTTTTTGTAACAGCTTGCAATAACCTAAATGGTCAATGCCGCATTTAATGCTTGTTTTTTGCATAAGAAAACTCATTAGTAGTTCGTAAAAAGAATTACTAATGAGTTCATCAAAAGTCCGATAGCATTAAAAAAAATATTTATGCTATCTAAATGTTCCCCTCTTATTCATTATGTCAACATTCACCTGGTTTACAATATTGGCATACACAGCAGCATTAATCTGATGCATATCAATGTGCATTTTGATGTATGTCATAATAAATGCAATTTCTGAGTCATAATAAGAACGTATATCATCTGGCGAAGACTTCTCTTTAGTTTTCTCCGGATCTGCATTTACTTCCTCATTACGATGCTGTTCAAAGGTAGCATATCTCAGCAAATCAGCAACTCTATCTTTGAGGTTGTCATCGCTCACACCGGAAACATCCTCATCAATCATGGCAAGTAAGGAACGTATATCCTCATACGCCTGTTGCATAACAAGAGTGGTACATATCCGGAGAAAGAAGACTTTCATTTTACATTTTATCGCTTCTTCTTTTTTCGCAATAAAAGCTCTCATTCCTGATTTATCGGCAATAAAGCGATATGATGCGATAAGAGAATGAGCGCATCTTTCAAGCTCTTCTTTGTTTACTTGATCACCATCATCTAATAGCAAACAGTAATTGCCACACAGCAGTTCTATAAACTGCGCTAATGATATTTCATTCAATCTTGTTTTCATGAATTTCTCAATATGTATAAGTCAAATTCTCTTTTATAAGCCTCTCTCCTACGCTGTTTGATTGACTGTACCAACAAGTTATTCGTCATATCCATCCGGCGTTCAAGACCGGAATAGTCGTTATAAACAGTGGTGGCAGCCCCACCCTTTTCATTACTACGAAGGAAGGAGAACATCGGAGCAAAACCATTATTCTGCCAGTCAAGGGAACCGAAATCATCGACATCAGGAAAGACCTGAGCACCTTTCGGAAGATCTACAAGCATAGGTGTATCAGGAGTAACCCATGCCATCCCCTTATACATAACAACTTCACGTTTGCCGGCATCACCTACCAGGGCTTTTCCTCCAGGATGAGCACTATTTTTCGTACCCTCTGCGTATGATGGTATAGGAGTAGCGGCAATAGTAGCTACCTGTATAGCCCCCATAGCCCCAACAATGGCTGCCAGTACAAAATTAGGCAGTGATTTAGTAATCGCTAACGCTGTGGCGATACCAGCTTGTGCAATACTTGTAGCCTTATCCCAAATTGCCTGCTTTCTGGCAAGATCCTGTTTTTTCTTCTCCAATTCACGATTCTTAGCCTCAGTCTTTTCCTTTGCAGCACGTTTCCTTATTTCCGCTTCTTCCTCGGAGAGAACGCCATATTCCACTTGTTTCTCGATACGTTCAATATCACGATCATAGGCTTCATCATTAGCGTCCTGTTCGTCTTCTATTTTGGTTATCTGACTATCATAAACAGTAGCAACAAGGTCGCCGATGCTACCGATAGCCTGTTGAGCTGTCTGTAACCAATTTTGCAGGCTACGCATTCTATCTTTATGTGCCTTGTCATCAGCTTTAGCCACTTTCTCTATCGCTGAAATCTCAACCTCAGCCTCTTTCTGAGCAAATTCCGCCTTTAACCTTTGGAGTTCCTCAGCAATCTTTTTCCTGTCCTCAGCACTGAGATTATCAGCCTGAAGTTCCAGTTCCAAAGCATCAATAGCCGCCTCATTGGTTTTCTGAACATAATCCAAAGTAAGTAGATATTCTCGTTCGGCAAATTCCTTCTGCGTTATTTGCCGTTCCGCCAACTGCTTCTTTAAAGCAAGCATATCAGTTTGATACTGCTGGTCACGAACAATATGTTCGGCAGCCGCATTTTCTGCAATGAGTTGTACTTGATAAGCTGCATTCTCTTCAAGTATCTGTTGCTTCTTACTGGCAAACTTCTGGTCTATGGCGAAGACATCTTCACCAGTTTTTTCCGCTGCATCAATTTCAGCCTCACGTTGCATGTCAAGTTGTCGGAGCTTCAACACCAATTCTTCTTGGGAGCCTTTCTGTACCACTTCCAAAGCGTTGGCAATGTCCTGTTTCTCTCGATTTGTATTATATTGGATCGTAAAGCGATTTACCGCATTTTGCATCTCTTTAGCCAGGTTCTCACGGGTGGCTATTTCCTCTTTACTATATCCTTTAACTGCGGCAATCTTTTTTGAATATTCAAGACCAATCTTTTTCAATTCTTTATCTAAGCCCTCATTCATCAAAGCAAGTATGGAATCCTGATAAGACTCTTGGATCTTTCTCTTTTCAGCAACAGCCTTCTCTAATTCACGCTTTTCTTTTTCTGTCAGGACTTTGGTCGTTTCTACTTTTTCTGTATGCTCCTTTACATAATCGCTTTCATAAGCATCTACATTTTCAAGGACATACCTATATTTTTCTGCATTCTTCTCCGCTTCAGTCCAGAGTCCAAATTGAAAATTACGTTGCTTATTATAAGTCGACATTGAAGTTCCTGTTTGAGCACGTGTAAACATATTACTCTTTTGCATTGCATCAGTTACTTTCCGGTATGATAGTTCTGCCTCATCAGCCACCTCAGAGTATTTCTTAATCTCAGAATTAAGATACTCCTTTTTCTCCTCAACAGCCTTCTTAAATGCTTCCTGAGAATCCATACCGCCATCCATATAGCCTTGCCATGCTTCTTTTATTTCATTGATATAACGTTCTTCAATTTTAAATTCAGAAGCTATTTCACGCTGACCTCTTAGAGCTTCCTGCATAGCTTCAGTCTCTTTATCTTCAAGGGATTTAAAATCATCAGCAATATTACGAACTCCACGCGCTAAGAAGTCAAGCACGCTCTTCATCGTTCCTTTGGAATTAGAGAATGTCAACATCAAAGCCTCCCATGCAGAAGACAGAGAAGCTATTGAACCCTTGACATTATCTTCCATAGTATGGGCCATACCAGCAAGTTCTTCATCAACACCGGTTATCTGCTCTCTCAAAGGAACAAGTTTATCTGCCGATGTAAGGAAGGCATTAAAAGCTGAAACACTACGTTTATCTGTCAATTCAAGAGTAGTATTCAAATCTACTCCCCTATCACGCAATGTTTTCAATCCATCTACAAGATCCGGCAAAGTCTTCACAGGTTTACCCAATGCCAAAGCGAGTTTTCCAGAACCGTCAGCAAGATTCAATAGAATATTTCTCGTTGCAGTAGCAGACATTGAAGCATCAAAACCAGCATCAGCCAACTTTCCAAGCAAAGCAAGAGTATCTTCTATTGTGAAATTAAATGATTTCGCTACAGGTCCTACAATTGGTAAGGCGGTAGCAAGATAATTGAATGATAAAGCACTTTTTGTAGTCGCTACTGCCATAGCTGAGACATACCGTTCAGTCTCTCTTGTATCAGCATCAAACATTCTCAATGCTGCACCAGACAAAGCGGCCGCTTCACCCAATTCAGCACCAGTTGCTTGGGCAAAACGTAAAACAGACTCAGTGGCTTGTAGAACTTCCTTTCGGGTAAAACCAAGTTTAGCCAACTCTATTTGTAATTCTGTTGCCTCAGATGCCGTGTACTTTGTCATGGCTCCCAGACGTTTTGCATCTGCTGTCAATTCCTTGATGTTGTCAGAGGTAGTTCCCAAAATCGCTGCTAAGCGGCTATTAGCAAACTCAAACTCAACAATACTGCCAACCCCTTCACGTAATTTTGTGAACAAAGTAACTATGCCATTGATAACAGCTTGTCCGCCAACATACCCGGCAACAATGTTTTTCATCCCATCGTGCACCTTATTCAAACCAGGAGACAACTGAGAACTGAGTGCTTTACCTGCATTACTTGCAATAGTTCCGAAATTCTGTAGCCTGTTATTTCCTTTTTCGATTTCAAGAATTGCAAGTTTCACCTCCTCACGATATGCACCAACAGTCAATTTCTGCCGTGTTTGTGCATCAGAGTTCTTCTTGGAATAATTGGAGTTGGTATCTATCGTAGAATTTAGCCGTGCCAATATCGTAATATAGTCAGCATCCGTATCACGAAGTAACTTTACCGCTTGCCTTAATTGTTTATTGGCTGTCTCAGCCTCTATAATACTGTGCACCTCACGATTAGTAAGAGTAATGGCATCCTTAATTATACGAAGCCTTTCCTCCTCGCTTATATTGGCATTTCTTCTTGTGCTATTACCAGAGTTCTGCGCCTTTGTAGCGGCCAACTCAGCTTTTGCAACCTTTTCCAGCGCAGCGGCATTCTTTGCATTAACATCAGCAAGTTGCTTCATATCTTTGGCAGATAAATCACTTGCTGAAGCTTGCTTTTGCAAATTATCTGCAACCTCCTGAAGCACTTTCTTTTGTTTGTCAAGGGTCACATTAAATTCGGTGTTCGTTTTCTCTGCAGTCGCAACCTGAGCCGAATATAATGCAAACAACTTATCAAGCTCTTTAGGAGTCTCTATTTCCATTTTCATGCCCTTGGCAAGCTCTTTTGCCACATCGACATAAGTATTCTTTATCTTAATCAACTTGGCATCACATTGCTCAAGCTTTTCAAGTTCACCCTCTTTTATTAAACCACTTATTCCAAATTCTCCCATCACAAATAATGTCTAAATTCGACAATTTCACCATCTATCTCACTACCTGCCTTATCGAAGCCATACGTACCATCCTGTCTTCTATACACAACATAGATGCACTGTTCCAATATGGCAGCCTTTCGTGCAAGTTCGCTCACATGAGCATACTCGCACATTATCTGCTTGTTATCACAACTGCAACTCATCTGTAACCACTATTTGATATAAACTTTTCCAGCCAGGGGCGAAGAATACGCTCAGAGAAGTATTTCTTTGCAGTATCACCAAGCTCAAAGATTTCACTACCGTACTTCTTCTCAATGTCCGGGCCTTCGTTGAAACCAATAGTCTTTATCTCCATGACCTCACCGGATAACCGGGCCTGTATGCTATCATGGAACTTACCAGTTATGTACAAGTTGGGAACTTCAACCGGACGCGGTGGTAGGAATAAAACCTCTGACTCAATTGGTGGAGTAATATCATTCTTCCACTTCTTATAACTCTTCGCCCGGTGGAACCAGGGTCCCGGTTCATTGAAATACGGATCATTATCATAATCCGGACGAAGCAAACGTTCTTTTCCGTTCATACCACTGTAAAGTTGCTCACGTATAAGAGATTCAATCACATTACTATTATCCTCCATACACGCAAGGCATTCCCGTTTGATACCGGTATTAATCTTATGGATCACTTCATATACTTCATCTATACTGGCCATACTTTTAAAAGAAAAGGGGGATGCGAAAAATCCCTCATCCCCCTCGTTCATCACTCATTTTCTTCCTTGACCTTTCCCTTCTTTATCAAATCGTATACATCAGAAAGCATTTTCTTACGATCATCCTCCGGGCGGTCCTGCCAAATCACCGGCATATGCTTATTAATGAAGTCGGACTTCTTCATAGCCTTTACTGCCGGCTCAATAAAAGTCACACCTTCAATAATCATGCAGATACCCCCTCAATGTATTTGATACCATTCTCATACAATACTGAAGGTGCTTTAAGGGAGACAGTGCCTCCGTCACCGGCTGGCACCACCGTAAGAATTCCATCTGCATAAGTAGCAGACGTAGCACCGTTCAAAACTTCGGCAGCGGCCTTTGCTATTGCTTCACCGTGCAAAGGAGTAAGGTCATACCCGCCGATTTTCTCGATCAACTTGTACTTGTTGGCTTCTTTGCTCACAAGTGAAACTTCTGTCAAGCCTTTGAGTCCATTCTTGATATTGAAATTTAGCTTGACGAAATCAATGTGCGTCAACAAATCCTCAATATCGGCATGACAGAAGCTGACTGTCATAGTGGATTTTGAGGAGCTGGTGGAGAAGGGAGTTGCAGTAGGATAAATCGTTGACATCGACATACCAGCGAGTATATCAGTACCATCATTGTAGCCGTACAAGAATTTATCGTCGTAGAAATAGACATCCCACTCTTTGGTGGCAGCCTGCAACAGTTTAGCATTAAGCGTTTCGTCAAACTTAGGCAAAGTGAATGTTTCCGTCTCAGCACTCATTCCATTGTATTGGCTTGGGCCATAACCTACAGCATTAACCTGAGGTTCACCGCCGTTTTTAGCATATTCGACAAAGGAAGGAATCGGATATACCCTACCCGGGCGGTCGGCATGGCACAACTCTTCAAGTGTTTCCTTCGTAAGTTCAGCAGGTAGCTTCTGGCCTTTCTCAACAATGATGCAGCCTTTAATCCTACCCCAATCAATCTGACACGTAGAGCCGCCAGTATTAAGCAACGAGCTCTCACAAGTTCTAATATTTCTCATTTTATCTACAATTTGGATTGTTAATAGTAATTTCCATACTTTTGATATTGATGGCGTCTATAGTCTCACTAAGGGCATCGCCCTTCTCGGTGTAGGCTCCATATCTGCCATACGAATAGTTTTCTGAATAACCATGATTCACTTTACCATACCCCCAATCGAATCTGTCATCATCCTGGAGAACTTCAATAAATCGGTCATAAATCGGACGAAGAATATTCTTGAATGACGTTTCATGACGTTTCTCATTACTCCACTCATTGTTAGAGGAACAAGCTATTATCAACGACACCTTGGCCTTTGCAAAGTAATCCATGCTATTCCTTTCCTCAGTGATCGGACAGAACAGCGCTATGAGAGGAAACTTTGAAAGTGATGTCTTATCCGATTTAGTGGCGGTATCCAGTACGTCCTTAACATACTGACCGCTTCCGAATACAAAATTTATTGGCAGGTTCTTAATAACCTTCCGGGTACCTTTACTATCAGTGTAGATAACCTCAAGTTCTTCCGGGATTTTCTTTACCACATCGGCAAATATGTCTATGATATCAGTATTTGTCATAAGTTGAAAGTATTGATCGGAGTTAACAAATTGCTGTCGATACTTACCGTGAAAGGACATTGCTTCGAAGATGCCCACTTCACAAACTCACGGTTCTTCTTTACCATGTCATTCCAGGTACTTACTTGCCGTTGGATCGGTGAGACATAGGTGTTATCACACTTTAGTCGTACAAGTCCTTTAATGGTAGCCTGGGTATTGGCATCACGCAGGATATAGAAGAACACATAGTTAGCGAACGGTTCGCGTAGCAGCTTGCATAATGATTCATACTTTGATTCTTCCTCACCCGCTGCGACAATAGTTTCTTCCTCACTGTCTTCCTCGGCTTCGGCATTCTCCTGTTCCAGCAATTCAAGATAGTCTGTTACCTCTTTGGAGAGTTTATTCCCCAACATGCTTGACAGAAAAAGAGGTTGGAACTCCTTTATATACGCCACTATCGTATCATTCACAGCAATGGAATCTTGTGAAGGAAGTTCTGCCAATGTCGCATTAGCAATATGTCGCGGCCCGGCAAGGAAATATGAAACATCAATTAGCATCGTTATTCAGTTTTACGAGTAGCCGGACGCCCTCTCTTTTTCTCTTCTACGTTGATCGTTTTATCGTCAGACGTTTCAAGTGTCTTAGAGTCTTCAGCCGGAAGTTCCTTCGAGTCACCTGTAGGCAACTCTTTTTTATCTGCAACAGCTTCAAGTTCCGAAATACGGGCCTGCAAACCATCGCGTTCAGTAGTTAAAGAAGCAATGAGAGCATCCTTCTCTTTCATGCTCAGCTCAAAGCCTGAGAGCTGCGATTTCAAGCCCTCATTCTCTTCAACGAATGTAGCAAGTTCAGTTAGCTTTTCATCCATCGCTTTACGGGCGTCTTCCTCAGTGATAAACCCACATTCGGAGATAGGGGTGAATGCAATCAATCCCCTACCTATACGAATGCGTTGTTCTTTAATCACATTGGTAACATCCTTTTCGTTTCCATCAAGAATGTATTTCATATTTTACGATTTAGCCTTAGTGATCGCAGTTTTCAAAGAGGCAAGATTACCGTAAGCATAAGCCCAAGGCATGTAAACCGGGAAGATTACTTCTTCTTGCGCAATCAAAACAACTTCGTTACACAACTTGGTGTCAACATCTTCGGCCCATTCAAGAGTCAATGAAGAATAATCAACCAAGTTTGAAGCCTGATTAAAGTCTCCAAGCAAATATTTTCCAGGCATGATACCCTGATATTCAATGACAGGACGTCCAGCAATGTATTTCATACCGTTTCGCATTGAAACAATACCCAAGTTTCGCCCAGTAGTGTCTTTTTCAGATTCGATAGCATTGACTGTGATCGGATTCAAAACTATGGCGTTCGGATAATACTGTGCGTATGTCATTACAGCGAAAGCCGTTTTCACTACATCCTCAGAGTTCGGCTCTTCGATGTTTTTGAACGCAGCATTATTAACGGTAAATGTCATTTCTGCAAGAGCAGTCTCTGCACCTTTGTATGCGACGCCCTCAATGAGAATTTGACGGTCGTTTATCTTTACGAGAGGGTGTGCAGTACTAAGATCGGTATTCACAGCTGCCTTGGCAAACGTGATTGTCATACCATCAATAATCAAGTCTTGCGGATTGGCAAACTCAATGACAGTATCCTTGTTATCATTTTGTCCTGACACAGCCTTGACAGAGCCGGCAGAGCCTGTAATAATAGCATCACTGATGATGGCCTCTACAGAAGTAACCCCTGTATGATTAACAATACCAAGCAGATTTTCACCATTGCCGTCACCGAACAGGATGTTCCAGTCTTCCGCCATCCATACAGCTTCAGGAAGCATATTCAGGATATAAGAGCGGATATAAACACGGCTCTTGAGCATACGTCTGGAAATGCGGATATGTGTACCCAAACGTTTAGTGCCAGTCTGTTGCTCCTTAACCTTAATGCTCGATTCAGGCAATCTACCATTCTCGGTAACATACCTGGCGTTACGGTCAAAATCATACACTTGGGCATAAGCCAACTGAGGGAATGCCGGATCACCCTGCAAAGTAGTAAGCACGTCGCGCATATGCAACGGTTTATTTGAAACCTGGCTAACTACGCGCTTTTGCTGTTGGGTAATCAACAATTCACCGGTATAATTGTCGGTCATAGACACAACATCTTTCAAAGAGAAACCATCAAAAGAACCGGATTTGCGCGTCTTGCCGGAAACAAAATCAGCAAATTTTTCAGAGTCTAACATCTCATTCAATTTTTCATCGAATTTGTTGATAGTCTCCATTGATAAGCCTTTCTGTTTCATCTTCTCGATGCTTTCACCCAAATTCTTGACCTGTTCAACGAGGATTTCGTTGTCCTTGATAAGCTGAGTGAACTTTTCACCATCGTAAGCTTTCAACAGATTGTTGACTTCGGCGAACTTTTCAGTCACTTCACTGGGGGAAAGCATACCCTCAAGAGATTTGTTCATGACATCACACATCATACCAGCGATGTTTTCCATGAACGACTTCTGCTCAGTCGGCAGATGGTCAGTTTTCAGATTAAAATCTGATACAGTAAATTTCTTTAAAGACATAATTTTTTTTCAATTTATAGTTCGACAAAGCAATCATTCAGAGTATGGAAGAAAGTGCTGGTATCAGCGGCTTTCCCTGTATCAACAGTTACTTCATTGGCTCCTGCTGGTGGGGTCTGAGTGTCATTCAACGGCTCATTGCCACCTTTAGGTGAAGTATCTGTTGACTCATCTTTGATAACTGCATTACTTTTATAGACTCTTGCCCAACAATGAGGGCAACGTACATAATTCGAAATATTATCCATAGACTTAACATCCAGCATTTTCTGTGTGTCAAGAATGGCAATAACCTGTTCCCGGATTTGCGGGGTGAGCTTATTCATTTCCTCACGGACAATATCCTCTGTAATCCATCGGTGATATTGTGCAGCAAGCTCTAATACCTGCTGAGAATAAGTTACTTCTGGAACATCATCATAGTTAAACTCATAGCCACAATGTGGACAAGTTACTATAGGAGCACCACTAAGTGCTTTTAGCATTAAATTCAGTTGCATATCATAAGCATTTAAACGTTCGTCAGAATACCTGAAATGGAAGGACTTCCGGATAAACTCTATAGCATCTTTTACCTGCTCATTCGTGGCAGACTTAATATCAACCAGAAACGTTTGAGGATTACTCCCCCATGCGGTCAAAGTCGAATATTCTCCCATGAACCATTCTTTTACTTTTCTTCGATCTGCCTCATCACGCTTTATCGCTTTGACACCGATAGAATGTTCAAGAGTTCTACCATTCTCAGCATACAGTTTGTAATCTTCCAAAGTGTCGCGCCCCATCTGTTTTTTGAGATTAATCTGCCCGACCATCACAAGATTATTTTCCTTTTCTTCACCAGAAAGAGGAACACCTAAGAGTTGGTCAGTTCTATGGTTTAAGAACCAACGCATACGATTAAAATTCTCTTTCAATGTTTTATTGAAAGAACCAGGCATTGAAATATCATCCTGTGAATCCTTAACACCAATGCCATTAACAGCTACTGTAACAACACCTTTTTCATCAACATCATTTGCCTTCGTTTTGCACAGAAGGTTTTTGTAATTCTCCATCTACACTTTTTGTTGTTAAGTTCAACATCGTTTTAACTTTCTCTATTTCGTCAGGTGACATCTCGTATATGAGTTTACTATACAGCGGGATTTCAACCTTACTTTCTCCTATTTGTGCTCTCCAGTCATTCAAACAGATAATACCGGAAAGGAATTCTTCACGACACCTCTTAGAGATACTTGTGTTAACCGTTTCTGCCTCTTTCTTTCCTTCTTGCAGACAATCGACATGACTGAAATCACAGTCGATATAAAGCCCATCGGATTCAAGTCCCAAGAATTCAGTGATATCTTTGCAGAACTGGCTACACATAGGTATGATTATAGAGCTATACACGTTCTTCTCAACTGTTTTCTGATTATTAAATGTGGAGCGATCTTTACGAGGTACAAGCTCGGCCGGTACACCGAAAGCACCGGCAATACTAATTGCATCAGCTAATGTCTCTTCAAAGGGCTGTAACTCTTGAATAGACAAATTGGTACGAAGAAAATCCAAAGGAATATTTGAAATTCCAAAAGGAAACTGCCCCTTTCCCACTCCATAGGTTTTGTTATGCTCTTTCAAAATCTCTTTTTTCTCATCAGGAGTCATTGCAATTGTACCTGTTTCATCCTTTTTGGCAGAAATCAGCCACCCCAGACCTCCACGTTTAACATATATCACGTTTCTGGCATCATAAACTGCAATAAGGTTGCTTATAGGCTTTAGCTGAGACTTTAGCCTACTGGTTCCACGCAAGAAACTCACTCCCGGGTATAAATTAGGAATGCCCTCACGATCATGTAATATCTGTTTAGATGGAATATGAATACCAGCGCAGAAGCCAAAACTCAAATTATAGTAATCTACAATTTCTTCAATCTCAGCAATGCCAAACAATGGAATATTATTACGTACAGGAACAATCTCTACCTTATCAGCAGGCAATACCCAATAATTGGAACACCATTGCCACAGGTTCTTGATTTTCGAGAAAGATTCCGGAACAGCCGCTCTGAAAAAGCTATCGCCAACACACAATTTGTATACATGATGAGAGTAAACAGTTTCCTTCCAGCTAAACAAACAATTAGGCTTATTCAAGATATGATTGACCTTTTCATTATTCCAAACAATACTATCATCTTTGGCTTTCTTAAGTACAAATTTGGCACCTGCTATCCGGGAAGCTATATAATCAATAGGGAAAAACACCTCTGGAACAGTGTTGAACAGTTCAAGAAAATTGCGGCTACAAACAAAAGGATTAACAAAAAGTTCCTCAGCCACAAATTCTCCGGCAACAGCTCCAGAAGGAACAGCTGTATCTTGTGGCTGAATTTCTTTTTCTTTATCCGCAGTATTTTTCAAATCATCCTCTGATTTCTTTTTAAAAAGGTTCCAACTCATCTGATTATCTTTTGAAGCAAATATAGATAGAAGAGTATACAGCTTTTCTGAATTAAAACATCTTGACACATGCAATTAGGAACATAATAATATATATATTACTAATTATCAATCCGTTACACAGGGCATTTTTAAGAGAGGTATTTTATGATATAGTACGCCAAACCACTCAAAGCAATGTTTGCTTCTTTGTTTTCACTATCAATATTATAGTCTAACAGGCTATTCAGAAAGCAACAATAGTCTTCAGATTCCTCAAGCTTGCTTTCGGATAGCAGGAAGTATTCTCTAATATAATCGGAGGTAGCAGCAATACGCTTATCCACATCTGGGAATTCTTTAGCAACCCTCACATCAGGAAGCGTTTCACGAAGCTCTCTGACCATTGGGAAGTAAGCATTTGAACATTCCACGATGTAAGGGATTGCTTGATGGTCTTTTATTGAAGACTTGATTTCATCCATAGAAGACGTCTGCCGATAAACGACATCTACCAGATGCCACTTTTCTCCACATTTGAACGCCTGAACAAGCAAGAAGTGACCGTTGACATTCGGCATGACATAGACAATCTTATTGCTATATTCATGTTCAGTGTCTGGGTTGAAGTACGAGAAAGCACCCTTGTTGCCGTAGAGATTTCTCTTTCGCCGGTTGCTGAAAGCGATGTAGTCTTCATGACATAAGTCTGTCACTACATAACGGAACGTATCTGAAAGGTGGCCATGTTCTTCATAGGTCTGCATTGTAGTCTTATTCTTGACCTTAGTTTTGAGAATGGCACCGTTAGCGTCTTTCTGCACACTCATATAATCTTCAATAGAAACGGTACAGCTCTCATCAATACCTATCTCGATGCCCGGCACAATTTCGTCAAAGATAGCATTGATAAACTCACCAGTCATCGCTACACTTGGATTCTTGTTACCTACCTTATCTTCAATCTCAAAACCTTCTTTCTGCAAAGTGTCTATGAACAAGTCCATCCAGGAACGTTTCTCATCATCAATGCTGTTGGCCGCTTTCGTCGAAGCATCCCCATGCAGGTAGATCTTATCACAGTAGCCGATATCTTTCAAGTATTTGCCAACGAGCTTAGAGGACTTCTTAACTGTGTTATTCGGACTTTCAGCACACGTCTCATGGAACTGCCATATCTTAATGCCAGTGGATAAGTCCACCTGCCAATACGATACGCTGATGTATGGAAGTACATTATTATCGACTGATATATGGATGGGGAGGTCTGGTATATATGGATGCTCGCCGGAATGCCTACCTCTATGAAATGAACCAAAGAACTCGCTACCGGTACGAATGACGCCCCACTCGCCCAGAGCATATACATTGTAATAATCCGGATCATTCAGACGGTCTTTCTCAAAATCGGCAATACATTGTTCATCATAATATCCATAAGTTCCGTCCGGGCTGCCAACAACCCAGAAGTTATTCAGGTAGGTGGATTGGATAACCACCATGTCCGGTGCATGTTCTTCTATCTGCCTGGTCCTCGGATTCAAAATCGACTTCGTAGAGTTCATCCGGATGGATTTTACTTTTGTCAATTCCTCCGGCAATGCTTTCCCGGCAATTTCCACAGTCATAGAGACATCATGCCACTTCTCTGTGTCAAACAGCTTCTTCTTTATCCAACACGTTTCACTAACAGGATTGAAAGTACAGATAATTTGCTGGCCGACTTTTCCACGTAGGCGCTTACGTATCTGCTTTAAATCCGGTTCATCAAATTCGGATAATTCCTCAAGGTGTACACGTTTATAGTTGGATATACCCTTTATCTTCTCTGGATCATCAAGACCGGAGAAGTCAATCTTTGCACCATTGTACAAACACTTAATTGTGTTCTGCTGGAACTTGAAGAGATGATCAATTCCCAATCCTTTAGCTGCTACTTTATAGTCCTCATAGATGGTTTTCTGTATAGAAGCTCCAACCTTACGCATGACTAAAGTGTTCTCACCGTCCTGTAAAGTCTGTATAAGTATTGTCTGAGCAACACTATAGGACTTTCCGGACGAAGAACCGCCATACAAGATGATGAAACGCAATGTCGCATCTTGCAAGTACTTCAGCAGATAAAAGCCGTTAGGATTGAGTTTTTTATAATTTACGATCATTCTATATTGTTCTATAAGTCGGAATCCACAGGTGAGAAAACACCCGAAATCATCTATTTTATTGTCCTATAATTCTGATATGCTATCATCATCGAACCCAATACGAAGCTCACCGGATTTTCCTCCACTATTGGTAAGGTCTATCTTAGTAGGCGCGTCCCATCCGTTCCAAGCACCAAGTAACCGGGCCGCCTCAGTTTTACCATGATATTCATAAGTAACCTCTCCCCGTTTGTTCTGTATCTTCTTCAATGCATTACGAGCACGCTTTGAAAGCTGGGATGGACTTCTCAGCTTAGCCTTTCCAGTCTTCGGGTCTATATAATGCAAATCATCAGGGTCTGCGAGAACAATATCCATTAACACCTTCTCGACTGTTTTACGCTCAACCTCAGACTCTTTCGCCCTCTTATCCCTTATTTCATTTATCCTTGCACTAACCTTGCTATTTTTAAGGAGCCTGCTTGCAGCACTCCAAATCGTTTCAGGTTTCATGTTCAAAGTATCATAAGCCATACGATACGCCTCACTTGCATTGCCGTCTGTGTCAACGTAATAATGACAGAACTTCTCTTGTTTCAATGTTAATGCTTTCTCTTCACTCATAGCTACATATATTATAAATTCCTACAGAGAGAGAACTAATCAAAGCTACTCAACCTGTAGGAATAATTATGAAAGGCTTTTCATTTACAGAACTTTTCTATCTCTCCGCCTCCGCATTTTTTTGAGGATCTTCCTTTCTCCGCCTGGCGAACACCTTTTCTATGCCTCTCTCAACTGGCATATAGGACAAAGGTACTAAATAGATACCCTGATTCACCTGTTGCTCCAAATTGTCAAATTCGCGTTTTTCTCCAACAAGCTCAATATCAATGGTTTTGTAGTATTTTACAAGATTGGCAAAATGCAATACCGTAACCGGTTCGACATTCGCTATGTTAATCAAAGGCTTATTGCAACCAACGGCATAGATAAGCCCTTCAATCACATCATCTATGTAAGTAAAGCAACGGATGTTCTGGCCGTAATTGTACAGCTCCACTTTATCCCGATTCAAGAGATACCAGAGAAGAGTTCTATTACGAGGGCTCGGACCATACACATTATGAAGCCGAACACCAGTTGCATTCTTACAATAGATAGATGCGTATTGCTCGTCGAAATACTTGCTTATCCCGTACATCGAAGTGGTGTTACACGGATTAGCTGTCGAAGAGCTTGTATATACAAGTTTCACATGATATCGCTCACACTCATCAGCGACTATCATAAACGTATCAATGTTATCTTTCCGGATCTGCGCTAAATCATCATTGAATACGCTGGTTTGCGCTGCCAGGTGGAAGACACACACCACATCCCCATCTTTCAAGTACTCGCCGATGGCTGATGCTTCTTGCCCGGTCGACCGGTCAATCTCGATTACTTCAACAGCACGTTTTCTCAATTCTTGGCAGAGCGCTTTGCCTATAAAGCCTGCACTGCCGGTTACAATTATCTTCATCATCACAAAAAATAAAGGATATATCAACTCTCGTACATCCAAATTCAACATATTATTGGTAAAAAACTCAAAAAAGTATTAACTTCAAAATAGAATACACTACATTTGTAACTGTATAAAGTATAAAATCAAATAATATGAAAAGATCGCAGATAGACATAATAAAATGCGCATTAATTGCAACAGTCATTTTTACTCTAATACTAATATCAGTATATGTATATAGATTTCATCACGGACTATCACATAATCACAATGATTTTGCTGATTTCGGTAGTTATTTAGGCTCAATTACAGGATTACTTGCTTTTATTGGAGTACTCTATACAATAAAAGACTCACAAATAAATAGACAAATTGACAATGAAAGATCAACATTTTATAACTTGTTAAGACTATATCAACATCAAGTCGACATCAACAAATATACTGATCACCAAGTTGAGAAAACAGGAATTGAAGCATTCAAAGCATACGCACATGAAGCGCGTTCATTATTCCATGCTTATGTAATATATCATTTTATAAAAGATGGAGAAGAATTCCCATCAGAATTAACACAAATCGGTAAGTTAGACGAGCGAGTATTTCAGGAGATATACACTAAATTCGGAGTCCATTCAACTACAGAATTAAATGCATTATTGAGAAATAGAGATCCCCAATATTATTATGATACTATATACGAAATAAAGGATATAATAATGACAAGTAAACTTCATGATATGTATCGTATAATTACGGCTTCAATATGTAACAGGATATGTACAGAAAAAAGATACCAACAGCTCTATACGTTCATAAGAAATATCGGAGATTATTTATATGGGCAATATGGGCAGTATTTAGGACAATACCACAGAAACATATATTATCTGTTGGACTCAATACAAAACTTTAAATACCCCAATGACTATTCTAAAATATTTAGAGCGCAATTATCCTCAGATGAGTTAACAGTTATACTATTCAATTCAATGAGTTCACAATCAACTCTCAAAACAATTTCTTTATTAAAAAAATTCGATATTTTTAATAACATCATTGCCCTTGATCTTCCTATATCTGGATATGATACAGAAAAAGATATTGTAATGCAGACTATTAGCTCTCTTTTTCATGAATTTATAACTGATTCTACTAACAAATGATTATACCTAACAAAACAATCTACTATCTATTAATCACGTTCTATTCACTTTCCATAATCACATGTTCACACTTGTTGCACCTATGCAAATAAGTTGAGTATCCTACTTTTAATCATCATTGTTTATAAAATAGAAGTCGTAAATCCCTATTTAGCTTTTCAAATTCTGAATGTGCTAATTTCTTTACGTCGAAAAGAATAGGGATTATTAAACTAATTTAATTCTGGGGGGGGTATCCCCAGAATTAATTTTGTCTTCATAAATATTCCTTTCTTTCTTAAATTATTCAATTATACTTATTTTTGTTGTGCTTGATACAGTTATCTCATTATTATCAAGATGAAGAACTATTCCTCTCTCGCTATAGGTTACATGTCTCAATATTCCTATGTAGAAACGACCATTTATATAATCCACACAATGATAATAACCATCATCAGTCAATGACGCCTTTTTACCTATGTAGTGGCCAAAGAAGGCATCATAAATTGTTTTGCTTTCATTCATTTCTTTATTAATTTAAATTTTCTTTTTCATGTTTTTTGTTCCAAACTTTTTTTGTTGCTACTTGTTTAATTAAAAAATAGATTATATGAAAACCAAATTACTACTTACGTTATTCTGCATATCATTATGCCTTAACATTACTTCATGTATGTCGGTGAGGGTTCACCCACATAAGGATAAAACAATTCCTCCAGGACAAATAAAGAAAGTGACAGGCAGTAAGTCTGCGAGATATTATGCTCCGGGGCACAATAAGTAGAATCGTTATTGTTAGGTTATTAGTTATACTGCTCTTTCTTTTTCATTCCACCGGTTAAAGTCTTCCTCTATGGGGATTTCTTCTTCGTGATAATGCTTCATATTTGTATTGTTTTGAGCCATACGGCAGACATTCAACTGCCGTATGGCAATGTTGTTACTCTTCTTCGAATTCGTCTTTATCGTCCTTTTCTTCACCGACATCTTGAAGTCGTGAATCTATTTCACTTGACAATTCTTTGAGTAGATTTCGTTGTTCTCTGTTTGAAAGTTCACTTAGGGACTCGTCTATCAAATCTAAAATTCCATATTTCATAATTTACTACGCTTACCTATACAGCATTAGGTTCAAGTTTGTATTGTTATACGTTAATAGACATTCTTTTGATATGCGCAATGCAATCATCCATAGCCTTGTCAAAAACTTCTTGACTTATGATATTTTTCTCAATTCGTTCTACGTATTCACCATCGTAAGATGCAAGTTGGATGCTTGAATCACTATTACTTACATCTTCTCTGTTGTCAAAATATACATGTATACAATCATATACCACTTCATCACCGATTTCATCAGTATTTACCCTAACTATCGCTGTGATTTTTTCGTAAGAAGTATGCGCCATGTGAATACACTTTCCAACGAGATATTGATATTTTGCCTTTTTTTTATCGGCTTCCTGTTTCTTTAGCTTCTGTATTTCAGCTTCTAATTTCTGTATTCTGTTCATATCTGTATTTATTTTAAAGTGTCCATTAATCTATCCAAGAGCCTAAAATAGCTTTCTGTATAGTCTTGAAAGCTAAAATAGTACCAACTCATTTGCAGATACCATATTGGTAAATACACAATAAATACAACGAGCCACAAAGGGAGTAACATCCATCTAATTATTAGTTTAAGTTTGCTCATTACTTTATTCATATTTGTTTATTATAGCTACCATTTTTGTACTTGTAAACTATCCTACCTTCAAATCGAAAATCTTCACAGTCTACATCACAACCAATATATTCTATCTGATTTTCAACAATATTACAATAGTAATATTCTATATCAGCAATTAATAAGATAGCAAAATCGAAATCATCACCACTATTGCCTACTATTATAGAAGTGGATTCAATGTCAGAAATATATTCAAGAACATATTCTTTAATCTTAGTGATGTTTTGTTCTACAAGTTCTCTTTTTTCCATAATCTATTTTTATTGGTTTGACTTTTAGCTCCTTACATCAGTAAAGATAACTTATAATGACAAGTTTAGCAAACAGAAACTTCGCCATTTTAACGCCTTTTTCAAGTCACTTTCATACTGTAAATAAATCAAGCTGAGTGGCAAATTCAGGTTGATAAATTCTAAACTTACGATTAAAGAAAGTCTCAAAGGATTTCACTATTTCAGTAATTATCTCATCAACAATACCTAATAATTTGTCATCAGCAACGATAAGAGATAGAGCTTTATCAAGAGTCATTTTCTTCTCAATATACAGGGAGTAAACAAGATATCGACGTGTATATTCCCGGTCTCTAAAAGATTCTACTTCTTTAGACGTTGCCCTTCTCTTATATAACACTGTAAACCAATGTGTTTCGGCTGTACGGGCACGCTTCTGCCACGGTGTAAAGTCATAAAACACAGCAATTTCCTTCTTTTTAATACACTTATGCTTTTTCCGGACGCCATACATTACATAGGGAATATTCCAATCCGGATGAGTTCTCCGGTATTCAAGTTCATTCTCACGATCAATAAGATCCTGCTCAAAGTCCTGTTTCATTAGCCACTCTTCAAACCAAGCTGCACGGGCTTCTTCTTTGTCATAGTAATCTTTACCATTGACATTTACTGCTATGCTCATTGTATCTTATTTACTTTATTCTTAGCTCTATCGCTATTTATTTTGGACATACACATACGGCACCGGGAACATTTACAGTGATACGTTTTACCTCCATGATGAATTACTCGATCATAGAACCTGTATAAGTAGAAATAATGTCCACACAGGGTACATTTCTTCATCTCCCTACCATTTGCATCAAACTTACGATTCTGAGGCTTACGACGGATGAGAGTGCATTTCTTGCACTCTTCATCGTTTCCTCGATATCTGCGGCAATGCGAAAGGGATTTTACTCCACATTTCGCAAATACCTTGCAGTCCTTACGGGGTACAGACTGAAAAACATTCATAGATCAACCTCCTATGATTTCTTTCGCCCGGTCTATTTGCCAGCGCTTGAGGTAAGACTGCCAACAGCCGTTAAAGCGTGACCATCGAAAACCGTTGTGTTTTAGTTGAGTTCGGACATCCTCAACAGGCTTTCCAGGAAAGAATAATTGCAGTCGATTTTCTTGATAGTTTTCAACAATGCGAACATCGCCAATCTTATACTCTTTGTCCTCGGTAACTTTCATTCGCTTGGCTTTCTCCAACTGTTCTTTAACTCTGCGGATATTAGCTCCATTGTTGGTAATAGAATAGCTTGGAAAGCCAATATTTCCCATGTAATTAGGAGTAAAGGCTTCCCTAACACCATTTTCGGAATATCCCAATTCAATTAGCTTATCATGCTTTTCAACTTCAGACAACTTCTTTGACCGGATGATCTTATTGGTTTCTTTCATCGTTTCCTGATTTTTTTCCAGATTTGCTAATTTTGCCTCCAATCGTTCCACAGCATCATCGTCACCAAGATAAATCGCATCATTATTTTCTGCCGCTGCGGCCTTTTGCTCAAAGTACTCAGCTTTCTCACTAAGTTTAACTGATTTCCCCAAAGTGTTCCAGGAGCGATCCAATAAACTGCGATGTGCTCTTTCCGAATGATGCCCTACAAGTATGGGCTGCCCCAAAGGAATGTGTTCTACCATGCTGTGACTTAGCTTAGAAGCCTCGTTCGACTGTTTGTTAGCTTTTTCTGCAAGTTCTCTGTACCTGTTGGCTCTCGCCTCTTGTCTTTCTTTTCTGTTCATAATTCTTTGGTTTATTGGTTTGACTTATATAAAAAGCCCACAGCTATTACACTGTGGGCTCGCAACTATTTCTTTGACGGAAAATCATCAAATAATCCAGGCTCCCGGGGAGTTAAAGCATTAAATTCCTGTTGGAAAAACTCTGCCTTTGTCCGACCTTGCTTCTTCCCTACCCTTGTATGTACATCATAGGTATAGGCAGGAATAGAAATGGGATATCGCCTCACGTCTTCTATCCACTTTTCAATGTCAACTTCTCTCCTATCGTAAATGAAGTTTTGCAGATGATCTGCATCCCGGCACTTCCTACACTCACAGAGGATAATCACAGCTTTACTGACAAAGATGCGTCCTTTCGGCTGAGGAGCCTTTTTATTGACGAGCTCATGCCCTTGCCATAAAGCCTCAATCTCTTTGGTTATGATACCGAAGCAATCCTCAGCACTGATGGTGAATAATCTCTTCCAAACATAATCCCTATATCCACTCGCCCACAGCTCCAAGGCAAAAAAGCCGGCAACACCGGTATCAGCTCGCCTGATGGCTTTTTGCATGGCAGAACTCACCTCATAGAAATCATATCCTCCAACTGTTCTAATAATCATAATTTCAATTTAATTATTTGACTTTTAGTTTATTACATCAGTAAAATTAATCATAATTGACGGAAATAGCAATCAGAATGAGCGCCATTTAAACGCCTTTTTTACAAACTGTTAGAATTTGAATTTGCAGGAAATATTGTACTCTACAAGCTGCTTTGTCTTATCCTTCCCGTTATTAGTAGCACTCTTCAACAAGATACTATCACCAAAATTCTTTTTGATGAAAAGGATAGATCTACGCTCTTCTTCCTGATTGCGAATGGAAGCCAAACCACCGGCATTGACAAATGTGTTCTTCTGCTCAAAATTATAGCGCAGGTCCGTCAATATCCGGCGCTCCTTATACTTCATATAGCAGCTTATCCAAAAGTCTTCCTTAAGCCTTATTTCCTCATTCCACCATGTATTTTTGTTGTAGATAACACCATAAGAACAACCGGTTATCATTTTTGAGAGAGAAAGGAATCCAGTCTCATCATACATCACAGGAGATATACGGGAAGTAAAACCAAACAGATGCACATCCATTAGCTTGGCTATATCATGTAAAGACAATATGATATGAGTTATTAAGTCCCTATCCTTTACACGGCAAGGCTCACCCTTTTCGGCATATATTGCTTTACAAGCATGTACATCATCATCAAGCATAAATAACTCTCTGAAATGCTTTGCCATCCAATTACGTTTGGGAATAAGACCTACCACATCATCAGGATGAGTTACTATTTCACAGTCCGGATTAAACTGCCGGTACAAATCTGCCTGGCTCTCTGCAACACAGATTATTGGATCATTCACCAGTTTTTTAGCGAACACCCGGTCATGGCGCTTATGACTTGGTATTACTATCTTGCAGGACATGGCGAACGTCTTTAATATCAATAACATTACTTTTACTCACTTTCCCGGTCTTATACGATTTCATGCGCTGCATGTTCAACCTTTCACGCAGCCAATTACTATCGACCTCATTACTTGATATAATAATGAAGAGCTCATGTTTTTCATCGTACTTGGGGATAAGAGGATAAACAGCGGTATCATCTGTAATGGCTTCAAAGCGTTCCTTGAATTCATCCTCAGTCTTTTCCAGCGCAAACTCCATACCCCAGTCCTGCAACTCTGCCCTGTCCCACTCATTTTGCAGAATATCCAAATCATTCTCACCGAAATTGATATTGTCTTTAGCGGAATATTCGCGTAATTTACTGACTGGAGTAATCGGTTCCAAGACTTTACAAGGCAGCTCGGTATAGCCAAGTTCCTTGCAGGCCCGGAGCCGTAAATTACCACAAACAACAATGTACCTGCCATCCGAATACGGAAAGACAATCAACTCACGTAATTCAAGCATTTCCGGACAATCAGAAATACTTTTCTTCATCGCTTCATAGCGATAATCCCGGAAAAACCGCGGGTTCTTTGGAAGCCCGGCAAGTTGCCCCTTGTTAAAGTCCAGGAGGGCAATAGAAATAATCTCTGTCATAACTAACTATTTTTTCAACAACACAAAATCAACATCACCATAGTCAGTATAACAACCTTAATCCTCTCGCTTGGCGTTAAAATTTATCTTGTCCTTTATAAGCTGTTCTATGTCTTTACAACCTATTTTTTGAAGATATGTCAACGAAGCGATTATGACATCGGCAGCTTCTTCCTCTTGTTCTGAGTATTTAGGAATATGCATACTACGATACTCAGAGGCATTACACAACTCACGCCACTCAGCAGATATAGCGACAATAATCGCTTTTGCTGAACTATGTTTGCCGATTTTCCCTCTTTTGATCGCAGTTCTCAAACATTTAACTGCAAGCTTGTTTAAGGTTATCATAGCTATACTTTTTATATTACTTCACCTGAGTGTACATTAACAATGCACGCTCACAACCATACTTTTCACAAATTTCTTCCCTAAAGACCTCTATGTCATTAGTCGGCTCATTCATATTCTTTATGACTGTCTTCTTATCAGAAGAGTCAAACAATTCAGCCCGATTCACAATGTATTTCATAATTCATTATCATTTTCTTTTTTATATTTCATCTCAAACACTTTCTTTACTGCATCGCAGATAATGGCCACAATAGGTATCGCACAGATAAGTGCACAGCTAATCCCTCCCCAATCCATCTTCATATTTTATTTGTTTTGAGCCATACGGCAGACATTCAACTGCCGTATGGCAATGTTGTTACTCTTCTTCGAATTCGTCTTTATCGTCCTTTTCTTCACCGACATCTTGAAGTCGTGAATCTATTTCACTTGACAATTCTTTGAGTAGATTTCGTTGTTCTCTGTTTGAAAGTTCACTTAGGGACTCGTCTATCAAATCTAAAATTCCATATTTCATAATTTACTACGCTTACCTATACAGCATTAGGTTCAAGTTTATTCTATTATGAATGTAACTGTAATGGCTCTAAATCACATTCAGGTGCCCATCCTAATGACTTCTTACCGTCCCAGACATTATATAGCCATTCATCAACATAACCTTTATGCGGGCTAAAACTAGAATGATGAACATTGATTATTTCCACTTCGTTATCAATCATTGATTTGTCTGAATGATTGGCAATCCTTACTTTTTCTCCGATTTTGAATTTTGATTCCATTATTTCCGTTTTTTAGTTGGTATATAAATTGGGGATGTCTTCCCTTTATTGGTTTTATTTATGCCATTCATTTGGTCAACCATCTTTTGATTGAAGATGGTTGAACCGGCAATACCTTTGATATTCTTTCCCATATTAGCTCCTTTCTACTTAGTTATGAATTAAATTTCTCCTCTATATCTTGATAATCTATGCAGTTTATAGGAATACATAAATCAGGTTCTTCTAATTTGATGTCAGGTCCATAACATTCTATCTTTTTAGCACAATTAATACAGAGATATTCTTCATTTTCCACAATATTCTTTTTTATACTGTTTTACTCTAATTGATTCTTACATACTTGCCCTCTATGCTGCAAGTTTTTAGTATCTCCGCATTTTCCTCACCGAAAGCAATTAGGATACTACCGCAACCGGGAGAATCTCCACGGGTTCCATCCGGACGAAAGAAGCGAATCCGATTGCGTAGAAATTTCATTGCCGTTGCTTTTTCAAATATGATATCCTGAAACATCTTACTATCGCACCGGTTAAACAGTAGGGCGATGCCGTTGCCATGCTCTGCCAGCCTCTTTACAAAGTTCTCTATAAGCGGACGGGAATAAGGCGGGTTAAGCCAAACCCTACCTATCCAGTTTTTTGTTAATCCGTCATGGTTCTTGTTATACATTCGAATAGCTGTTTGCCAAAGTGGATTAACTGGAGCGCACGGATCTGTATCAAATACACCCAGCGCATCTATGATTTCTTTCGGGGTGTACCATTCATCGGTAGTAGTAGCCGTTCTTTCAAAGGTTGTATTCATTTCTGTAGGCAATTTAGCTATGGGTAAATATAACTTTCAACACTAAAACTATTGAAAAAATAGATAACATTACCGCTAACGGAATCCATAGCGGGGACAGAACCCACCACCAAGACCAATCAATATAATGTGTCAATTTCAAGATTATAAAAACTATTGAAAGGAGTCCACAAAAGCCGATACCACCACCAGTTGAATTATTACTTGTACTCATTTTATAGATACGGTTACCTGTACGCCATAAGGTTTTATTTATTATTACTTATTATTGAATTATTCTATAAATACACTCAACCAATAACACGAAAAAAGTAATAAAAAAAAGAGATTTCCAATACTTGATCTTTTTCTCATGCTTAGCCTTATGTCTATCCCATTCGTTTTCTACCATTTCTTTACAATCATTTTTATAATGTTCGAAATGCTTATTCACATAATGAGTAATATCGTCAGCAATGGCATACTTAACTTCCTCAGAAATTGATTGCGGCCACCCACGTTCATCGTAATTAAGTTCAGTAAGGACTTCCTGCCTTATCACCTTCTCCACCCCATTAATACGGAATCTCATGTGAACTCCATTATTCTTAACATGTCTCAAGAACTTCTCATCTGCAAGTCTTTCTACCTCTTCTTCTTTCAGTTTGGCTATTGAGTCAATTCGGTCGAACTCTGCTTCATCAACAATGATAATAGGATTCTCCGGCTTCATTCTATGTATTTCCATAATATTCCTTTCTTTATTGTTCAATTTGAAGTTCCTGTGATATTATTCCAGCACCTCCCAAAAGCTGTTTAGTACTATTGGGATTATCAGTTTTGGCCATAATGTTTAAAACCTGCGCTTTGACTTTATAGCCTTCTATAACTACCTTTCCCAAATCAGCAATGGTTTTTGCGGTATTGACATCTATCTTTTCATTGGCAGATGCATTAGGATCACTATTGTTTTTCAGCATTTCGATAGCTTCAAACAAGTGTGTATTCAAACTATCTATACTAATGTTATTCTTCATACTTTTTAATCGTTTTTTTAAGTTTTCCGTACGCCCTGATAGCTTTCTTCAATTCAGGAGGATAGCGGTGAATTGTATTAGATATCATATTCTCAGACTTACTCACAAGATAAAGATTGGATATATCCACATTCAGTTTATTGCCGTCCCGAAATCGAATAACGCAATCAGAGGGAATCTCCCCATTGTGTTTAGTCCAGATTAATCTGTGCTTCAATTCAAATACATTGGGCTCAGTAGTCTTTACCTCAACATATCCGTCTCTGGTAATACGTTCATATCCAATCGGTTTATGATTCTTTGGAATATCCCCCTTTTTAAAGCGCGTCTTCTTCGTTTTCTCGATCTGAGCATCAGACATATATTCCGTTTGCTTAAGTCCTTTGTTGGCTGGTTGATGCCCTTTGGGAAAGAACCCCTTTGAAGAATGTTCTAACATGAATTCCGGTGACTTCCTAAGTTTCAGTTTAAAAGCCCTTCCTCCAACGGCACTTTCAGTTGAGCCAAGGAGTGAAGCAATTTCCTGATTAGTATGATTCGGATATAAGGCAATCAGTTTTTCCTGTTTTTTGGGGTTCCATACCTTTACATCAGATGAGCGCTTCAATCTACGACATTTGGCTTTTGCTCTAACAGCACTTTTTGTTTTACCCAGAGACTGGGCTAATTCTTTTAGATCAGCAGTTGGATATTCTCTATCAAGAATAGCTAACTGTTCATTACTCCAAGTCTTATTCATGGTGTATCTTGAAGAGGAAACCGTTAGGCTTCCTCTGTGTTAGTATTATCAAGTGCTTTCAGTTGAGCATTGAGCTTCTTTTGTTTCTTCTCAAATGATGCACCAAGTTTTTTGCTTAATTCAAGATATTCATCCGGATACTGTTCGGAGAACAAAAGATTCTGGCACTTTTGCAAATAAGGATAGAAATTCACATTGTTATCTGACAAAGATTCAGCGATGAAAGCTCGATACCATTGTGCCCTATCAGCTTGATTATTTTCAATATACTTCATAAAATCACTCTTTTTATCATATTTATCCAAGCCGAGTGATTTAAGAAAAGAACTCTTGCAGTGGCTGAGAACCATCACATCAAATACAAGCTGTTCATTGGTTGTTAACTCAACTTTTCGCTCATGGTAAGGTTTCTCTTGTGCCCAGGTACGCAGGGTTTCAGCAGTCTTTTCCACTACGATCTCTTTTGCCCTCTTCAATTGGGCCCTTACCTTTTCTTTTTCAATTTCTTTAGGATCTGCAAGTGCTGATGTAGTGGAAGCAACATCTTTTCTAATGTAATAGTATTGAACTTTAAACTCTGGCCCACAGTAATCAAAGCAAGATATACAGCGGTAAATTTCAGAATCATCAAGCATCTTTTGAAGACGTTCATCTTCTTCATCGTACCAACATTTACTTCTAAAGGCTTCATTCGGATTAACAATGCAATAGCCTAACTGCTTAATAGCCTCTAACGTATTATCATGCATAGTTTTCTTTTCTTCACTCCAGTATGATTGCGGGCCATCATCAACAATAACAGTTTTCCCGAATACCAGAGGCTCACCATTTTTGACGAGAATACCATTTTCTGCTTGTATTCTACGCAGGACATAAGCAAGTTGTTTCTTCTTGTAGCATACAGGATTGGTACAATTAGCTTTTTCGCTATTCATTTCATAGAATAGGCAACCGTGATTTGCTGTGCTAAACTCACATTCAGCGCAGGATTTGAATGTACCATCATCCCAGATATCTGCATTATCCTTAATCCAATCAGCCCTATCCAGTTCCATAAAGGAATTGCTCACAAATCTTCTTATCATGATCACATTGCACTGTCCTTCATTATCCTTATGAAACCTTGCCTGTTCGATATCATCGAGTTTAGAGAGGATCATTGCACCGGAAATTGGAATTTCCCCATCCCTAACCCGAGCTTTCAATTCCGGTATTAGGCTGTTCAATTTTACACGATCGAAAACAAAGCGGGTAGATTTCCCAAACCTCAATGCTATATCTTCCAATGTACGTCCCTTCTCCATTAACTGAGAGAAAGCAAATGCCTCTTCGATGGGATCAACGTCTTTGCGTTGCAGGTTCTCGGTAATCATAGCGTCAAAAGCCTCATCATCTGTCATCTCTCTGACAATGCAGGAGATTGTTTGATACAACTCTGTTTTTTTACGATGGGCCTTGATTTTGGCAATGTTCGCTTCGTCTTCCTTTGCTTTCAACCGTTGAAGAGCACGGAAACGGCGCTCACCGCAGACAATCTCATAAGTGTCTTTCACATTAATAACCTCACCGGTATCTTCATCCAAATATGGTGCCTCAGATGTAGGTCTGACAGTAATAGGCTGTAGTAGACCTTGTTTCTCAATATTGGCTGCAAGTTCTTCAATAGCAACTTCATCGAAAGTCTTTCTCGGATTAAGGGGTGAAGCACTAATTTTCTCGATTTTAATTTTCTGAATTTCCATAATTCTTTTTTTATATTGGTTTGACTTTTAGTTCCTTACATCAGTAAAGTTATCGTAAATTGACAAGATAAGCAAACAGAAACTTCGCCATTTTAACGCCATTTTATAAAGGTTTATGACGTATCTGGATGAAACCTATTTTTTCAGTTTCACGAAGCAATTCCATGTCCTCGTCTTTGATATCAGCTACCGTTTCACCATTAACGGTCATGCCAAACGGGATATTAAATCGTTTTCTTATATGCTTGATGCATTCAGCTTTTTTGGTTTTCCAGTATATTGTTAACTTCATGGTTCAATTGCTTTTATTTCACCTCGTTTTAAACGCTCTCTATACCAAGTGTCAGGATTGTAACCTTTAGGAATTACATAACCTTTAGGCAATTCTCTTCTTTCTAAGTAAGCCTCCTGCTGTTGTCTATGAATATACAATGCTATTTCATTTCTCCATTGTGGTAGGAATTCTTTAAAAAAAGCGTTACCGATTCTCTTGGTATCAAACGATTGATAAGAATTATCATATCTTCCAGCCTTATATCTGCCAAAGAAAAGCATGAGTTCAGACAATTTATATAGCCTCACCTCGGCTGAAAAGGTTTCAGAGAATATGGCAATACTATTTACAAGTTCTTTGTCTTTACTTGGTGAAGCACCATACAAGGCCGTTACATGTATGTGAATCCAGATTGTTGAGCTACCTTCACCATACAATTTATCATAAATTAGAAGTGTGGGACATTCAGCCATATAAGCTCTTTCTGGATTATTCAAAGTATATCCCCACAAATTGGGAGCATACGCCCTCTCTACATCAGAACGGTTTGGGTATTTCATCAAAAAGGCCTTGCTCTCTTTGCTGAATACAGTCGTTAAGGAGTTGCAATGCGTATTCATTAGCTTCCTGCTTGCTTGACCCTGTGCTTCGATTGTTTTCATAAGTTTTATCTTTATTTGCCCATGTAGCAAGACGTTTCGCAACTTCCCATGTCGGTTGTTGCTCAAACCTCATCTTTGTACAGGTTTTATTCATCTCAGACCAATAATCAAAAAAAGCTCGTATCATTTCTTTCCCATACTTAGCCACAAAAGGAATGAGAGATTCACCAAAATCATGTTTTCTTTTGAGAGTAGCGGCTTTAGCCGCGTCTTTCTTTGATACTCCGTTAGGAGTATTTTCTTTCTCTTCTTTCTTCCCTTTCTTAGTATTTGTGTCACCCGTGTGTCGCTCTTCCATAGGGTGTGTCATTTGCTGTGTCAATAGCTGTGTCACTTGTTCGCGTAAATCATTGATTTCCTTTTGCATACTTGTGTCATTTGCTGTGTCATCTGCTGTGTCACTTGTATTATATTCATCATACTTACACAATGTGATAATATTAACACCCTGATCATTGCTAACCTCAATCATTCCTTCTTTTTTCAAATAGGAAAGAAAAGTTCTGATGCGCCTTTCAGTCCACTGCCAACGCTGTGACAGGAATCTTATGGATGCTGGGTACTGCCCACGTTGATAGGACACTTCTCGACCTCCGATACTCACCTTTCGGGGCGTTGCCTCAAATCGTGCAGATTGTATTAAATCCAACCACGCTTCGCAACTGCTAAAAGTCCGGGCTTCATTCCACAACTCATTCGAGAAGAACTTGCGGCTTAGTTTTATATATCCTCCGTCCATATTATTAAAAGGGCTACAAACCTTTTTCTTTTTTCAACCTTTTTATCTCAGCCTGATAATACTTTATTAACTCCTTGTACTCAAAGTCTGAATAATTACGGTAATCATGCTGCTTCGATTCAAGCAAAAGCACTCTTTTCTCTCCATACTTCGCTACAAGCCTACGACGGTAACTTTGAATGTTACCTTCCATAAAACGGTTACAGTGCCGGCACTGGGCATTACAGTTCATCTCATCAAAGCGCGTACTCATGTGTTGGCGATTAATATAATGACCACAGTCAGCCTGTTTGAATGGTTTCACTTGCCCACAGGAAATACAGCAGAAATATCCGTTAGGCATCGTATCTCTTAACCGGATAAACATACTGAACACCTTATCCAACTTCTCTTTCAAGTTTGGTTGCTTTTCTACCTTGACACCAGCTTTTTCAAAAAGTGGCATCTTCTTCTCTTTCTTCTTATATTTATTCCAAAACATGATAATCAAAAGTAAACGTTAGTTAGTTGCCGACCGCGGCTCATAACACACCACTTCCCTTTTTCCGGCTGTTCAACACGTAGATCCTCGACTTTACCAAAGCGTCTGTAATTTCCACATAAATCAATCAACCAACCCTCCTTACCGGGAGCTGGACGAATAACACGACCTACCATTTGGTAATAGAGAGATAGGGATTTTGTAGGACGCACAAGAACAACAGTATCAAGCTCAGGATAATCAAAGCCGGTTGTTAACACACCGACATTGGCGAGAACTTTTATTTTTCCAGATTTGAAATCTCCAAGAATCCTATCTCGTTCAGTAGCCGGAGTTTCACCGCTGACAAAAGCACTTCCAGGAATTGCAGAAGCAATCATTTGAGCTTCCCGGGTAAACATTGTGAATATTAGAATACCTTTACGGGGAATACCAGATTTTGGGCGTAGGAGACGTTTCACCGTATTAATGATGTAGTTGTATATATCTACTCGTGCAAACTCTGCAGACAAGCTCTTTTCATCATAATCGGCACCAGTAGAATTACTTCTTACACGGGTAAGGTCTATCCTTGTCAAATCATAATAATTCAATCTTGCAAGGAAACCTTTAGCAAGTAATTCGCTAACTTGGCAATGGTAAATCACATCCGAAAAGATTTTCGGCCGGGTTCTCGTTATAAACTTGAGCATTGCACCTCCACCGCTTGTTGATAAACGGTAAGGCGTAGCGGTTAATCCGATGATTTTTCGTTGTACATCTTCAAAAAAGGTCTTATACATCCCACCGTTTGAATTTACCAAATGACACTCATCAACAATTACATATTTGAAGTGCTTGAAAAAATCCATGTGCTTAATTACACTTCCTATCGTAGCAAATGTTATTCGGTTAATATCCTTTCTGTTGAGTGATGCAGAGTAAACAGCACAATCAAAGATTCCATACGACTGGATTTTAGCAAAATTCTGTTTTAGTATCTCTTTACTCGGCTGAAGAACAATCAAAGGACTCTCAATCTTTGATGCTATATCAGCAATTACGAGAGACTTTCCGGCACCGGTGGGAAGTACTAAAACTGAATTCTTTTTAGTCTTGGATTTGAAAGCATTAACAGCGGCGGCACTTGCCCTACTTTGATAATCTCTTAATTGATATGTCATAATCTGATATGATATTTATGCACTTTCTCATGACAGTTACCACAAAGGGTAACGAGACAGTCAAGGTGTTCAAGCTCATGCCCCACTATCGACTGACCGTTAACCCTATACTTTTTGTGATGAATCTCTAAATTGAAGTCTTTACCGCACATCTGGCATCTATGCCCATCTCTTATACGAATTCTCCTTTTAGCCTCTTCCCATTGCGGATTTGAGCAAAGAGACTTTGCATATTTGGACTTTCTGCCTTTCTTATGCTGTAATCTACTCATTGTCTTCCAGATCGTCGTCTTCCCCATCAAAAGGATTCTCACCTAAATCTTCCGACAGAGCATCTTCATCATCAACAGGACGTTCAACCTCCGGATATTCAAGACCGAACAAATCAAGCATAGCTTTACGGTTTCTGTCTTCCTGAGCCCACAATGAGCGCTTATCCCATGCAGGGATTTTTTCTCCCTTGACCAACGTCAACTGCCCATTCACCCAAGAGTAATAGATGAAATATCCATTCAAGGCGAAACGAACGGTATTCTTGCTGGAAAGCTGATAATCTTTCGTACCTTTCTTTACCTCGGCAGCCAAGTCTTTTATTTCAGTCTTTATCGCAGCAAGACGTTCCTGGGCATCACTTTTGATTTTTTTAGCCCGTTCGATGGCCTCAAGTAATTCCCTCTCACGCTTTGGAACTTCGTTCTCCTGTTTGATACAGTATTCCTCCCGGATCTCGTCTATCTCGAACGCATCAAGTACACGCTGACTGATTTCACTCTCTGGAAATGTAGCATTGAAGTTCTCATTCACCAGTTTTATTATCTCATCGACATTTGTCGATCCCTCGAATAATACCGGGGGAAATGTTTCCCGAATAGCTTCGGGGATTACGAACTCAATAATACAGGGTTCGTAATCTCTCAAATTTGCAATCATACTTTATAAATTGATTTTAGTACCGATTCTGGTACTCATGAATAAAATCTAAGTAATGTTGATCCTCAGGCAGAGGGAGTGTAATGCCAAACTCGGTAGCAGCATCTATCTTAACGCTCTCCATGAAGTTGTGCATTTCCAAAGTATTTAATTTACTTGTACCCCGAACTATGGCCTCTGATTTTCCATTGACGGTTATCTTCTTTACAAGAAACTTTCTGCAATATCTATCATGAATGTCCTGCACGCCATCGGCTGTACTCCAGTACTCTTCTCCGGTGTATTCACGTAGACAAGCACCAATGCACTGAAACCATTTCCACATGAGTGCATTTTGGTTCAACGTTCTTGGTTGTGTCTTGCGCTTAATGGTGACAGTATAATCACCATTGCGCAAAGTGCTACACATAAACTCAAAAGACTTATCCATTTGGATTTTACCGTCCTTTTTCGTTAAAGTCGCTTCCATAATGAATTAATATACAGGAAAAGGCAAATCATTCACATCTGGAGTATAACCGGATGAAGATTGGCTTTGCCCCCACTGATTATGGCCCGATTGTTCCTGTTGATATTGTGGAGCAGCCGATGATTGTGGTTGAAAACCGGGAGCTGGCGGCGGTGTAACTTGTTGGGGCTTCGGAGAAAGCATCTGCATATCATCCACAAAAACCTCAGTAACATACCGCTTCACACCTTTGTTATCATCATAACTACGTGTACGTATCTTTCCTTCAAGATATAATTTATCTCCCTTATGGACATACTTTTCAATCGTTTCTGCAATACCACGCCAAGCAACAATATTGTGCCATTCTGTGCGATCTGGTACCTGAGTACCATTTTGCATTTTATACCCTTTTTCTGTTGTGGCAAGGGAGAAGGTAGCCACCTTTATACCACCTTCCAACGCTCTTACTTCCGGGTCCTTGCCAACATGCCCAAGAAGAATAACTTTATTCACACTCATTTAACTTCCTCCCTTATGGTTATGCGGATGCTATCCGCTTTATTTGCTGTCTTCAAATATTTAGCATATAGTTCCGGATAATCTTCTTGGAACTTCTTGGTATCAAAACTCTTGCTTTGTGAGGGTGGTGTATAGCTAACCTTCATCCGTCCGGCATCCCAAGACTTAACACCATTATCTCTCATTGCAGTTTTCAGCCTCTCTTTATACTCCTTTTGCCTCTCAGAAATAAAACTGGCTTGTTCCTCCATTTCAATGATAGTGTTAACCAGTTGCATCGGGATGAGCTGCTTTTCATCAGCAGGAACAAGAGTTGTAGTTAGGAACTGTTCTCCATTGATTTCACATTCCAGCAACCTTTGAACTTCGGTATCGGATTTACGCGCAATCGGAACTAACTCGGATTTATCGCCTCTCAGCCAAACACCGAATAGTTTATCAACCTTGATTAAAGGATTTTGCATTTCAAAGAGATACGCATAGATAGATAGTTGCCAACTCAAATATTCTTTATCCAGGTTATAAGTGGTTTTAATATCAGCAATGCTGATCCTTTCATCCTTGCTCCACACACAATCAATATTGGATGCGAAATACTCGTTATCCGAAACGGTATATTCGTTAGCAACAACTTTATAGCCGGCATTCATTCTCTCTTTGAGGTAGTTTTCGGCTTCCACACTCTCAGGCGGCAACCCGGTACAATCGACAAACTGGCATTGTCCATGAATACGACTTCCTTTCTCGGCAGCTCTCTTCAAGACAAATTCCGGAACTTCCTTGTATTTGTCCGGGAATAGTTGTCGGCTTATCATGCCAGTAATACCTTTCAGTTCCTTATCACCGAGAAAATAAGTGTGGTCTTCTTCATTGAAAACCACACTTGACTTAACTAAATCTATCATTGTTGAGAATAAATTTTGCCCATAGCCATACAGGCGTTTTTAAATTCATTGTTATTTTTCAAAGCAGGGTACTTGTTCCATACTTCAACAAGCTCTTTATGGCTTTGAACGGCTCGCATTTCCTTCACTGCACGGTCTAAATCAGCACCCGTAAAAACAGCTCCTGAACCTTGAACCGGAGTAGAAGGCTTAACCACTTTCTCTTTTGTATTACCGAAAGTGAAACGCACATTACCCTTATTATCTGCAATGACCAACAGAATGATCTCCTTTTGGTCATTATACTCAATTTGCTTGACACTGAACTTTGTATAAAGCCCAAAAGAACTTCCCTTCTGATAAACTTCTGTCTTATCGAGTTGAATCCAGATGAACGGACCTGTATAAAGTTCCCTGCCAAGTCCCCAATTAAAACCGGCACGTTTGAAAGCATCGCTGGCTTCCCCTTTTTGAGCCTCAGTCTTGGATTCCACACCAACATCCTGTTTGCTAATCCATTCTTTCTTTTCACTATCCCAAATGGATAATGTGCAGAATAGATTTCCGTTAACGACATCGTGAGTGCGTTTCCAATTCATAGGGCCAAATACCTCATCGAGTAATCGCATATCCACCCTTGCATCTTTGTACAGCAACAATGAGCAACCTGTACCGTCATTTTTCATTGTCCCCACTCTGCACTCTATCTCGGATGCTAATAAAGGTCTGATAGACTTGAATTTGTTTTCTGCACAGTCTGTTGCAGGTTCTACTTTTTTCCCAGCCATAATTTTAAATTTATTGGTTTGACTTTTAGTTCTTTACATCTATAAAGTTATCCTTTATTGACAAGATAAGCAAACAGAAACTTCGCCATTTTAACGCCATTTTCATAAAGGAAAATGAGGTAATTTAGGGCTTCTCCTCTGTCCTATTTCAAGCTGTCTATAATCATTCAGCAACTGCTTGCTAAAGTTGATCACACGTTCACAAGTTACCTCAGAAAACATACCTATGTGAGTATATTCAACTGGTATTTCCAGTATATGAGACAACCATGCATAAGCCTCATGTCGTGTCATGTATTTATTCATCCAGATCTTATCGAAATACTCGTGAGCTTGATGCTTTAGTCTCCGTAACCGCTTTTGAGCCAAGCGACCAAGTGCCCTATCAGTCCCTTTGTGAACACCTACATAGGCATCACAATCCCTACAGAGATAAATCATGCCATAAGATGTCCCATACACCTCGATACTGTCTACAAATTCAGTTGGTCGCCCACAATACGGACAAATCTTGCCTGCAATAATGAGCTTCTGTCTTTCGTTCAATTCTATGTTACTCATAATACCAATTAAAAACCCCGAAGAGTATTCTCCGGGGCATTCACATGACAACAACTTCAGCTCTAATAGAAACACCCATGCAGTCTTTCGGCGTCTTTCCGTCGTGTCAGCCGGAATCTATACCAGCAGCCCGTAAACAACATGAGCCTTTTCGCTTCTATTTAGCTTCTTCCATCCCAAAGGCTTGTGGACGGTAACGGATTTGAACCGTTGACCTCCGCTTGTGGCGCTCTCCCGTTAAGCTAAGAATCATCCTGAGAGAATCAAACTCTCAACCTTCCACCACACACGGTGCTCTATCCAGACTGAGCTAACCGCCCGATTTATCCGCGATCTTCACAGACAACGGATAACGTAATTTCACATTCACACCAAACTCTTTCCAGTTTCCACAGCAGTGAGTTCAAACCCGTACCCTGCCTGACTTAAAAAGATATTATGGAACAACACTTTTGTGGGGAAGCCCGGACTCGAACCGGGATGAGATGTCTGCTTTCATGATGCGTCCAACATTACTTGCATACAGATTTTCACTGAACTCGCTCTGGTATTGAGTGCGTCTACCAATTCCGCCACTTCTCCGAAATAAAAAAGGTGTACTATCTTCACAGACGATACACCCAATACTAACACAAAATAAAACACGACAAAACTACTAAATTTCATTAAATGCATTCCCCCTCGCGGGTTACTTGTTCCCGGATAAGCAATCACGCTACACCGGGATGTAAACAAACTACTTTAGGAATAATTATAAATCAAATAAATACCGGGGCTGTCCCGACGGTGTCCTTTTCACCGGCATTATTGGTTAATAATATGAGGACTATCCTCGTGGACAATGCGGGACTTGAACGCCGCGACCTGTACATGATGAAACCATTAAAAAGATACCATGACAAACTACCAACACTATTTCATGTACCGCTCTACCTAACTGAGCTAATTGTCCGTAATGCCACCGACCACAGCCGGTGGACTTTTGATTGAATTGATGATGCACCATTGTTATGATACATGTTCGCTTTCACAAGTTACTTGCTCCGGTGGACGGACTCGAACCGCCGACATTATGATAAAACCTTCAAAAAATCATACGCTCTACCAACTGAGCTACACCGGAAAACCGATTAGTTATCGGTTTTCTTTTTCGACTGCTCTTCGATTAGATGCTGGATTGTCAACATCACCAATAACAATACCATAATAATCGCTCCGGCAGCACGTTCCTTTGCACTGGCTCCATCGCCATCAGACAACCAAACTGCCGCCCACATTGCGCAGATAACTGCCAGAATTTGAACCACTCTAATTTTTCTCATTCTTTTGACTTTTACGTTTTCGTTTATACTTTTTCTTTCTCGTACACCTGCAATGCCTCAGAACTTGAGCGGCATTGCATCGCCATTTACCATTTTGGCTATTAGACGGCTTATCGCTATCAATCTCCCCGGCTTCTATAAGCCTCAACAACTTCTTCTCACCACCGACTATATACGCAGCTTTATCCTTACTAAATGCCTCAGTAGACATCACATCAAGAATACTGTCAAGCAATATCTCAGCGGTGCCATTTACATACGCCGCATCCATAATTCTAAGTGGTACGGGTAACAGTAAAAACACCCTTCTCATTATCGGATTTTATCTCCCATTTCTTTCCAGGTTCCTTTTCCTTAAGCCGATAAGATATCAGATTAAGGACATATGCCCTCTTGGAAATAGGAAAAACCTCTTTTGCATCCTTCTCCATCTCACGGATGATGCATATTACACTTTTCTTATTTTCTTCCATATTGGTTATTTAACTGATTATTATATGATTATAAAAAGACCTCCGATTCAAGATTATTCGCTAATGTAAATTGAACCGGAGGATTGCTTAACTTTGAAGTGTCAAATAAAAAATTAAGCATTATGAATAATATCGAAAATGAGCAGATACTAAATTCAGCCTATAAAAAAGCATTAGAACAAAAAGCTGAATGGATATTTAAAATCCAAAGTACCATACTATTGGTTTCGTTCACAATATTTGCGGTATTGGTCTCTTTAAGCAATTCTTCAAAGGACAATCTTTGCAGTCAAATCTTCCTTTCGTTGGTAATACTATCCAATGCAACCTGTATCCTTTTCTCGAGTATAACCTTATTCGAGAATAGAGTAATGAGCAATGCAATGATACGCAAGGTTCAGGAATATATAAAAGAATATATCCGTTATAGCTTACATGAAGCCATAAAGCCCGTATCTCCAATCTTACCACGAAAAAGACTCTTCGCAATCTGTGAAATAGCATCTTACATTTCATTTTTGTTTTTCATTCTTTCATTAACAGTATATGCCATTCACAGATTATTAACCTAAGAGTTTCTTCTTAATTGCATCAAGCAGCCCCGTTGCCTCGATGTACTTTAGAATCTCTTCCTCACCTATCCGGTCAAGGGTTACATCAATACCATGCTCAGAAATGAGATTGTATATTCCGTGATACTCAATCACGTCTTTAATAGGGATCATCTTCAATAAATCCCTTGTTTCAATGTCCTTATAAACGTACATAAGCTTTCAATTAAAGTTATTCAATTCCTAAGATCTTCGCATATGCAGCGTAATTGCTACGCTCAACATTTACATCTTCCTGATACCATTTTGCTCTTTTCTTCCATTCTTCATAGCACTTAGGGCAAAACCAACTGTTCAGAACTGCTATATAATAGCCATTCTCGGCAGTATCATTACAAGAGTCACAGATGGCTGCACCGCCCCACCCTATGCATTCATTTCTGGACACATCTATTATGAGGAACTTGCCACATTCAACTTTCTTCGCCATAATCTAAAAATTAAAATTAGAAGTGATGAGCGGATTCGAACCGCTGACCGCACACCTAAATGTACTGCTCTGACCTCTGAGCTACATCACCTTTATATATTATTTTCAAAAAAAATAAATCTATATACTCACCGAAATCCTCTGCTATTCGGTTGCAGGGTAATTTTTGCACCTCGCTTTTATTGCTGATTACGGTGCTACGCCGGTGTACCAAACCACCGTTTTACTACAGCCTAACTACCTACCCTCACGGGCTTCATATTTCTGCTACGTAAACCAATTTCCATAATGTCATAGAACTCTTCTCTTATAGTTCCCAGTCTCCATTCAATGGCAGGTTCAATGGCAGACACAATGGCAAGCACAAAGACCGGACTGGGTGCCGGGAAACCCGGCTTTATAATTTTTGGTTTGACTTTCAAATGGAGAGTATTCGCCCGGACGGTTGGCTTCGCATATACGCGTTTCTATGCAATGCCCCAGCTTCTTTTGCCCGGTAAGAGAAATACCTTCTTGCGAATTACTCTTATTTAGTCACCTACGTAGTGGGCTCCAAACCTTCCGGTACTGTTTGGATTGTAATACGCAGATGCAGGAATGTCTAAACTGTCATAGCGACTTCTCTTTGCAGGAATGACATCTCTATATTGAGCGTTTATCTCTTGCAATCGCTTTCTCTCAGCATCCTTATCGGCTTCCATCTCTTGTTTGATTTGCAAAGCTCCTATTCTCGTAGAGATTCTAAACTTTGCCATTTTCCAAGACTTTTTCAAAGACTCAGCCCAAGTATATTTACCAGTCTTATAAAGATTGTGAGCTGTTTTCATAATTTCTGATAAATTGTACTTTTTCATTTTAGCGTTTATTTTAAGTGAAACATTCCTTTGAAAAATCAATCTTTATCTCTATATTTGGAGTATTGATTGATTGATGATGCAAATATAAACGCATTTGCGATATTTACAAAACAGAACAACCTTTATTTTATCGCATTTGCAATTTATTAACTATTGAAGTAATTGTTATGGAAAGTACTATAAACGGTAGAATAAGGGAATTTATCAACTATTTAGATATTACAGATAGCGCATTTGCGAAGAAGATAGGAGTTACACAATCTGTTATTGCCTCTATGTTTTTACGAGGAACAGAACCATCTGCTAAAGTAATATCATCTATTTTAGCGGTATTTGACGATATATCAGCAGAATGGTTACTTCGTGGAAAGGGTGAGATGCTAATATCAGCAAATCAATCAAAAGACGAGAATACAGAACGTATTTCTCGGTTAGTAGATACTATCGCCACACTCCAAGGAACAATCAATGAACAGTTGAAAACAATTCAAGCACTTCAAGAGAAAGAGAGAAGATTGAATGGAGAATTGGCAATGTTAAAGAATGAACGTAACGCTAAATAATAAAACTTATGAAAAAGATTACATTACTACTTATTGCTTTACTCCCTATTTTATGTTTTGCTCAAAAAATTGAAAGCAAGATAGATGATTTTACTGGCGAGAAAGTTATTACTACGTCATGGGAAAAAATATACTCTGGCGGTATGACAGGTAACAACCAAACAAGAATTAGATTTAGGCATGAGGGTGGCTCGGATTTTATGGAGTTTAGGGTTTTCACTGATTGTGTCGCATCATGTGATAAGGATAAGGAAATACTAATGAAAACAGATAGTGGAGTGATAAAAGTAGCTAATCTCGAATATACACTCACTAAGCCAGGAGATTGGTCCCCAAGTGCAATTAATAATAAATTGGGTATATACATTGTATGTTCAGGAAAGGATATAAATAGACTTTCCAAAGAAAAAGTTACTAAACTTCGCATTACCCTGAGTGATGGATATAGAGATTTAGAATTAAAAGGAAAAGATTCTCAAAAATTGATGGATTTATACATTGCATTTTCTAAAAATAAATAGAAAATTTATTGTTCTAGTGATTTTCTTTTTAATTAAAACCTTTATAGGATTATGATAGCACGTAATAGAATATGGGAAGAATTGAAGCAGGCTAAAGCTAATATACTTTGTCTGCAAAAGTACACAGACATACGGCGTGCACATAACAGATATTATAATGGGTTCATAGCACTAACAGCATCAATAGGCGCCTTAGGATTTCCAATAAATGAATATATCCCATTTATTGCGTCTTTATTGATAGGCTTTGTTTCAATAACCAAATCGATAATGCCTAACTTTCTGCAATCAGAACCGGAGCTATCAGAGTTGGATAACTTGTCTAATTTTTATGTGCACTATATGAATTCATTAGAAAAGATATGGTACGACCATGAGCATGAATTTACAGAAGAGAAAGAGACTATGGAGCTTTTTTTCAAACTTAAAGATAGCGAATGTGACAAGGAATCTATTTTTAATAAAGGAGTAAGGTATATTTCAAAAGGACTTCAAAAGAAAATAGATGAACAAGCAGAAGAGTATATTAACCGAGTATATTTTGAAAAAGAAAAGGAGGAATAATTATGGCTGAAAAAACAAATTCAGGAAGTAAATCAAGTAGTAATACTGGAACAAATTATGGTGGTGGTTATGGGAAAGTACATATTGTACATGATTCGCCAACCTATCAAGGTTCATTACCCACAACAAGCAAAACCCCACCTCCGCCCAAAACTAACACAACTAAGAAGTGATAATTATGGACAAAAAAAAAGAGAAGAATAATACTATTTTTATGATGGTTTCCGCATCATCTATTCCTCCTCCACCAAAGAAAAAGGAGAAGAATAAGAAAAATGCAATTAAAACATCAAAGAAGAAACAATAATTGTCTAACTATAAAAATTACTATTATGGATAAGAACATCGAGAAATTAACGACAAAAGACATTCCATCCACAACAAATACCCCTCCGCCACCTAGACGCGAAGAAAGGGAAATTCCGAGAACAGTCCAGACACCACCACCGTCAAAATCTGGTTCTAACGGAAAGAAATAATCATTATTTGTCCTTTCTATTCCACGGAGCAGGCAAAGGAATATAATCAACTGGAATGCCTTTATCAGATAACATATTCTTTAAGTGCCAAGCAAGCGCATCATCTGACACATGTTTTTCATTTATTAAATATCTTATCTGATAGACCATTCCTTCAATTGTGGATTTCGATAACGGTTTAATCCTTTTAATCATATACATTATTTGTTGGTTATATAAACATTACTAATAAAGATAGGAATAGTTCGATTTAAGCACTAATAATATGAAGAAAGTTGATTTGTACCAGTTTCTTAGCAGTTAGTGCTTTTCCATAACCATACGTTCCAAAATAGAAGCAGAATAAAGCAACTGTGAAGCCATCAACTTTATTTGGGAAAGGGAATTCACTTTTAAGTTCGACACCCCAGCAGTATAGCATAAATATCTGAACTTATCAGTATCCATAACTGAAGCAAGCGATTTCAAGGTTTCAATAGCCTGTTTCAAATTAGGAGTATAGTTACCGTCAAGAAGCATATCTGGAATATCATTCAAAATCTGCTTCATTTTTCTATCAGATTCATCCATAAGCGCATTATTTATTTGATGCACAAATATAAGAACTTATAATATACGATTTATGAAACAGACAAATCTTGATAGCACATAATAGAGTTTATTTCCGATTTATTGTCGGAAGGTTTTTCAACAGCCTCAAACTATACTGATATTCAAAAAGATATTGATTTTTCTATCATTAAGCTATTGTTTATTTGAAGAAAAATCGTGTCCTTTGTATCGTTTAGTATTAAGATGACAAACTTTTAATTTATAAAGCT